CCTTTCTATTTCTTCCTTATAATCAGTATACATAAATCTAATATAATTATTCTTATCTTCTATATAAACAGCTATTTCCTTGGAAAATTTTAAGGGAGGGGCATCGTTGTATTTTTCCTGTGTTAATTCCCTGTTAGGCTTCCTTCCTCTTTTTCTTATTTTGTATCTATCTTTATTAAGAGCATGTACCATATTGTCAATTATCATGGTTGACCTTGCATTATTGGGGAATCTAAACATTTCTATATTTGTTCTCTTATTCATTGTCTTTACCTCCATTTTTAATTATACATTTCTATTATCTTATTTAAATCGTCACTTATACCACAACTATGACATATAAAATCAATGTGACCTTTTTCTATGTCACTACTTCCACAATAAGGACAATAATAATCTTTATGCATTCTACCATTAACAATTCTGTTTTCCTTAATCAATTCTTTATTTGTTATAAATTTTATTTCCATATTGCCTCCATTATTTAGGTATTAATTTACATGACCAGTTAACAATTTTATTTTCCATTACATAATCACACATTTCTTTATAAGTATCAAAATATTTAAATACTTCTCTTTCATTTTTAGGCGTATACCACATTACATATCTTTTATCTTTCATTTTTATTGTTAATTTTCTATTATCTGAAATATACTTTTCCCATTTTTCATCTTTACTTAATTTTTTTATTTCCATATTATTTAATCCTCCTTATTAATATTTACATTAATGCCTATTGAATACTACATTCTTTTTTAGTCTGCTTAAATGCCAACATTTAAAACATAAGTCACATTTACCCTTGCATGTAATAGCGTTATAAACTCTTTTTTCTGTACCATCTTGATAGAATGCTATGGGTTTATCATCAGGAGGCAATGGTATATTAACCCATGCACTATAGACTATTTGTAAATTTTTAGGTGTATTACTAAAATCATATTTATTATATTTTTTAGTGTAACATAAAAATTTAGTTTCAGGGTTTGTTAACGCTACATAATACATACCATCTAAAAATAATTGTGACGGTATATCTCCACCGACAAACCACCTGAAATAGTTAGGTTTATTTTTTTCTATAGATCTACATATGTCAAAAATAGTTTGTTCAGTGCCATGATGTTTTTTTAACAATTCCCAGTTATTATAAACTGATTTTTTAACTGTAGGCCGTAACTTGACAAACTTGTTATAATAACATCCTTTTTTATGACAAGGGTTCCCCTTGCATGTTTTATCAGGAGGCAATGAATAAGCAGGAATGCTACCTAATTTATTATTTCCTTTTGGTATTGATATTTTATTCATTTTATTAATCCTCCCTTATATATCCTAAAATTTGTTTTAATTTAAGAGATTCTTTACTATCCAATACTTTCAATACTCTTTCTAATTTTTCATTGTTATCCTTAAAATACCATTTCCAATAGCTAATCATCCTTTTTTCTATTAAACTAAAATCGCTAGTAGTAATAGCTTTAATTGGAACATATAAATGTATATCTATATTGTTAATGTCACTTGTTTTCATATATAACTCAAAATTTTCTAAATTATGAAGTTCGTAAATATTCCATTTAAAACTATTAAACCAATGGTATCTATTTTTAAGTAGTTGCCCTATAATCTCACCATGTTTTAGCCCTTGATATTCTGAAGGGATTCTATACTCATTACCTTTTACTTGAACATATTTATAATATTCTGTATTTCCAAAATATTTCTTTTTAGAAAATGTTACATTTTTCCTTATTAACTTATTTTTTGAATAATAAGGTTCATTCTCAAAGTATTTTTTTTTGGTTAATGTTTCAATACTATTCCCACTGTCTATTATAGCTTCATTAATATCATTTTCTGAAAAGCCTAATTTCATTAAATCATCAGTACAGTTTAACCAATAAGAAGGCTTTAATTGTTCTATTTTTTCCTTTTCTTTTATTGGTTTGCATACTTCACATTTACAATGCTGTATATTTGACATACATTTTTTATTTTCCATTTTATTTTATCCTCCTGTTTAAAGTATAACCTTTATCTCTGTATATTTTTTCTATAGTAATACATAGCTTTTGATTATAATGTATGCACCTTTTAGCACATACTATAACCGATTTCATATGTTCATATTTATTACACCATATATAATTCATGTAGTTACCCTTTAATCAATGGCATACAGTATCATTAAAAGCATACTGTATGCCATGTTAGATTATTAACTTACTTTTTTAATTAACCCATTTTCCATTGTAACCTTAGCATACCATTTTCTTTCATATGGTGAAGGGCCAACCACGCAAAATGATCCATTGTCTTTATATTCCGCACTGAACAAACTTGTTTCAACGTATCTTAATTCTTTACCGATATTTTCCTTTAACTGCTTTTTAGTTTTATAGGTTGCCGATAACATATTTAATCCTCCTAGTATAATATTAAATAAAATGTTTAGTAATATCTTTTGTTAAATCCATTAATATTAATCTTATTCTACTTAATAATTCATTTTGTTGAAAGCCTAATTTTCTCAAATTATCAATTTCCTGTTGCCTTTGTTCTAGCACTAATAATAATTGTTCTCTTTCTTTTTTCATTCTTTCTATTTCCTTATTTGTTTTTTTATCCATTACTTTATCCTCCTGTTAATTTTATTCACCTATTTGTAAATAATGCAAGCTTTCTTTAAAATATAAGTTTCTTATATAATTGTCTGCATCCTTTTCACTAGTAAAACAATCACTATATTGAGTTAATCTTTTTGTTTTTTTTGTTTCTTTATCATATAATACTACACTGACGCCATATATTGTCCTGTCAAATAAACCTTTTCCGCGGCTTAATTCGCAAGCTAATTTATCCTTTATTATCCACTTATACCCAATTATATGTGGAGTCATAAAGTTAACCGAACCATTATACTCTTTCATTATAACATCTCGCGCTGATATTCCCATTTTTTAAACCCTCCTGTTTATTATTATTTATTAGCGCACTCTTGACATAAGCAATTATACTTATATTGCTCATATATACTGAGATATTTACCGCATTTTTTACATTGTATCATTTTTAGTCCTCCTGTTTTGTTTTATTTTTGAATTTCTATTAATTCCATTAAAATATTGCCTAATCTTTTAAAATTGTTTTCTGATAAAACTTTATCATTTCTCAAATCAGCTTTAATGGAAGATAAAAATATGTCTATATCAATTAGTCTTTTTTGTATATATTGCTTTTGTTTTTCCCTATCCTGTTTTGAATATATAAATCTTTCACCATTAAACCCTATAATATCTATTGCTATTTTATCCATTGCTTTTATCCTCATAATTATTGTTCACAAATTAATCCACTATTATCATAATCCTTACATTTTGTTACTTTAAAATCACATATATAAACAGCTTTACACCTATTAATACATTTAAAATTACAGCATGTTAAACATTGACAACCTTTACAAGTCTTTTTTTCCATTGCTTTATCCTCCCATTAAACAGATTAAATTCTTTTGTTATATTTCTATTTCTTTTATTATTCTCATATACTTTGATATATAAGTATAACCTTTGTCCATGCTACTATTTTTGCCTTTATATCTAATATCTTTTAATTCAACCATAACGATCACTGCTTTTGGGTTGTGAAATGATTGTCTTACTGTATCAGATAGATTAGCATAGGTATGAAAACCTTCCTCATACCAGTGTTTATGAAGATATATTCTTTTCCTTCCACTACACCAATTCCATAATTCTTTATCAAAAAAACCTCCCCTATATAGTGCTCTATAACCTCTGTCTGTTTTATATATCAGCTTATAGCCTATTAATGTTTTTCCCCTTTTTCCCTTCTTATATCTTTCTTTTATATGTACTAAACACATAGTTAATCCTCCTGTTTATTATTGTTTATATACCTTTCTTCCTATCATTTTCTTTAAATACTTTTAAATCATGTTTAATCCAGTTAATAATTTCATCTATAACTTCATCATCATTTACATTTTCATTAGGAAAATTGTCTATTATATCCTTTCTAACATCATACATGCTATAACTGCTTTCTACAATTCCTTGTTCGTCAGTAATACTAATTGAATAATTTCTCATTGTTTCAATCCTCCTGTTTATAATGTTAAACCATATCAATTCTTTTTACTTCATCCTGCATGTATAAATAAGCTATTGTTCTAACTATGTTTCTATCAATCTTTATAACCTTAGTTTCACCATTAAAATAGATAACCCTTATTCTCATGATAGCCTCCTGTTTAAATTATATTTGATCCATTGTAATACAAAAACCATGCCATATTTGCAAGTGCTTGTATTTATTACTGTTGATTAATATTCATCACTTGTTTTGTGCCTTTTTGTTACATTTTATGGCATTTCTGTTGCCCTTATTTGGCACTTGCGCTTTGTGTACGTGCTATATGATATTATATTATATTTGTGTAGCATTGTGTGTAGTGTTGAATTATTCAACAGTGGTATGTGTTGCAATATGGGGTATTTTGCCCCAATAGGGTACAAACACCTGGTAACTAAGTTACCACCACTACACATATACTGTATAATTATTATACAATTCTGCCTGGCCATTGTGCATGCAGATATGCTGATATGTGTGTAAAAATTATACACAAGGGCGTGTACGTCGTGGATCAAAAGGGGATCATACTGTCAATGATATGACACCCCTACCCATGTACGTCAAAATTTTGACAGAATATTTTTTTTACAAAAAATGTTTTTCACAACAAAATTGCACAAAAGTTACAGTCATGCAAAAAATCAGAAATGGATTATGCTTATTTTATGCATACTTGCAACAAAAGTGCTTTTTGCCTTAAAAAACGGTAGAACTTTTTCAGTTCTGAAACGTTTTAGTACTATATATTTTTTTTGTACTGCTTCAGTACTGGTTAGTACTTTAGTACTGCAGCAATCCTACCAGTAATACTATTCAGTATTGCTACAGATATGTTTCCTGTTTATCCTCTTTACGGAGTAAGTATTACATGTACATGTAATGCTTAGTACTGTAACAGTAATACTGCAACAGTATTATATACAGTACTGTATATGTATAACTTATACATATACACAAGTTATGCACATGTATAACTTATACATGTAGCAGTACTGTTTAGAAGATTCTGCACCTTTATGGGAAAGTAACAGTTTGCAAGGGTATATCTCTTGCTTGTGAAAAAAAGCTTGACAAGAAACTGGAAATAAGCTACGATGCTTAAATCCAGTTTTTTTTATATGTGAAGGAGGTATTATGGTTGTAAAATGTGAATCGACTGGTTGTAAATTTGTGAAAAAAGGTGTATGCACTGCCAAAGAAATACGTTTATATGACGATGCTGATTATAGGACGGTTGTAGAGAAAATGCGATGCGACACCGCCAAAGCTAAAAATGGCAGGGGATATATTGGGGGTGTTACCCGAAAAGGAAAAGAAACTTATAGTAAATTATTTGGCGAATAGGCCGAAGTAACTCCAATGGAAGAGCGGTTCACTTGTAATGAACGGTGTGGGGGTTCAAGTCATCCCTTCGGCCCCATGTTAAAAAAAACTTGACAAACATTCCAGTAAGTGGTAAAATAGTAGTACTTAACTGTCAAATACGTCAACAATAAGCAAAATATGTATCATTAAACCATTCAATTGTATCATTTTAAGAGCACGTTATGAGTAGATTAACAAAACTGGTTATTATCTGGATGTTCATTATTTGGGGGATGATTTTAATCATTTCATACATGTAACATGGAAATCATAATAGCTGTTATAGCTACAGCAGTGTTTTTTATAGGGTTTTTGATAATAATGTTCAGAGGTATGTTCAGGAGATAGGAAAATACCAGTGGCGCAAGAGATAGTTACTTCGGTTAATGATGCGATGCATTTCAGCAGTTCGACTCTGCTCCCCACCGCCATTTATGGTGGGGTAAAAACTATGTCTGCCTGTTCCCTGGTTTAAAAGGATAACATATGGATTGTTATTTTTTTGAGTGTAGAAGCAATGATGAAGGTGTTTGTGCTATAGAAGATGAAATAACGCTTGAACGTATCAGGTGTTGTTGCGGTGAATACCATCAATCATGCAATCAGTATAGTGAAATACCTTTTGATCAAGAGAAATTTTATAGAAAATATGATGGTTAATTTGCTGGTAGTGAAGATTACGGTTACTTCGACAGTGAATCGGGTTGTCGTTAGTTCGAATCTAACCAGGATATGGCACTGGAAACAGATGGCTATCCTGTAGCTCAGTTGGTTAGAGCACCAAACGTACCGTATCGCCTGTTCTCCAGCATTTAAAACGGTTGTGGGGGATATGATAAAGCCGACTAGCAAAAGACATGTCATGTAGCTGGTCACCTATCTTGGAAACAAGTATAGATTGGATGAAGTCAATAAAATCTAAGTCCCCCATTCCTCCAGTTTCGGTGGTGAAGGGTACGGTTACTTCGCTAAACTCCTAATTTAGACTAGTCTACACAGACTAGATACGTACCGTATTCGCCTGTTCCCCGAAGATTTTACTACTATGGATGACTCTTTTCGTTTAATTGGAACTATTTTAGCAATGGTTTTATGTTGTTTACTGGGTATTAACAAACTAAAAGGAGATAAATATGGCGCAGTTAAACGTAGCAAAAGCTAAGAAAAATCCTGTTTATACTCATGAAGGTGCTAAGGCACGTATAATTCCTCCTGTTTTGCAGTTAAGAAGGGCAGTAATGGCTTGTCTTTTATGGGAAAATACGTTTTACGAGTCTGGAAAATCAATAGCAAATAGGATTTCTGATCTTGTAGCAAAGGTATCTCAGAGAGATGCAGCAGAAATGGCTATTGAAGCAAGGGAAAAAATGAAATTAAGGCATGTCCCTCTTTTGCTCTTAAGGGAGATTGCTCGTCATTCAATGCCACATTTGAACTACTACATTTCACGAGTCATACAAAGGGCAGACGAAATGACGGAATTCCTGTCAATTTACTGGAAAGATGGCAGATGTCCTCTATCTGCCCAGGTTAAAAAGGGATTGGCTGGAGCATTTGTTAAGTTTGATGAATATCAGCTGGCAAAGTACAATAGGGACACAGATGTAAAGTTAAAAGACGTACTTTTCATGTGTCATGCCAAGCCTAAAACACCTGAACAGGAAGATCTCTGGAAAAGGCTTATAGATGGTAAACTTGCAGTTCCAGACACATGGGAAGTTAATTTATCTGCTGGTAAAGACAAAAAGGAGACATTTGAGAGACTGCTTAGGGAGAGAAAACTTGGTCCTATGGCTTTACTCAGGAACCTGAGAAATTTTGCTCAATCAGGTGTGGACAGAAAGATTGTTAAAGAAGCAATACTTGACATGAATATATCGAGGGTTTTGCCATTCAGGTTTATTACAGCTGCAAGGCATGCTCCAGATCTAGAGCCACAACTTGAAGTAGCATTGTTTAAATGCTGTGCAGAAAAACCTTTACTTTCTGGTCATACAATTATTCTGATAGATGTATCTGGTTCTATGGACAGTATGTTATCAGCAAGATCTGAGGTTTCAAGAATTGATGCAGCAAGTGGTATAGCTATGCTTGCAAGCGAGATATGCGAAGATGTTTCTGTATATACATTTTCTGAATACATAAAGCAGGTCCCTTCAAGAAGGGGATTTGCCTTACGTGATGCCATTGATAAAAGCCAGCAACATAGTGGGACTTATCTAGGTCAGGCTATAAGTGTCATAAACGAAAGTAAACATGACAGGCTCATTGTTATATCTGATGAACAGTCTCATGACAGGGTAAAAGACCCAGTAGCAAAGCATGCGTACATGATAAATGTTGCATCGTATAAAAATGGCATAGGTTATGGTAAATGGACACACATTGATGGTTTCAGTGAAGCAGTGCTTGATTACATAACAGAAGTGGAGAAGTTAGATGAGCGAAGTGAAGACATTAAAGTGTGATGAATGCGGTGGATTATTGCCAACCAATGGTGGGATAAGGCATGTTAGTTTGAATTTAGATATATTCCTTTACTGTGAGCATAATAAACCAGATACATTAAGAGAAATGAAAATGCGCAAAGCTGGTCTTGACTTTTGTGATCTTGAACATATGACAAGTTATCTTGCATTTGCAGTAACAGAGCATTTCATGGAACCTTGCGGAGGTGAGAAAGATGACCAGACGTGAATTTCTGAGAAACATGGGCATGACTGCTTGTGCGATTTGTGCTTTCCCATTAACAACAGGTTATACTGAAGAGTTTGTTAAGATTGATGATGGATTGAAGGTTCAGTTTAAAAGATTGACTGCTTCTGAAATAATAACAATGCAACATAATGCTTCAAAAGCACTACAGAAGAAGATTTATTTGTTTAGAGATTGGCAGGACAAGGAAATTGAAAAAATTATGAGGAAAATGTATGTGGAGATGGTGGATAATAATAAGGCAGCTGCTTAAAGATATCTACTGGACAATAATTGCTATCATTGTCCTTGCTTTACTCTTAATGGTGGTTAAAGATATTTATCACAGGGCATATCCAAGACTGTTTGAAGGTAAGCAGGAAATGCGTATTGATCATGATTTTTACAGGGAGATGTAACAGGTTGTTTATAGTACAGGGGAAAACTGTTTCTGATGGAAGATAGTAAAAAGAGTACTCCTACCCTTGCAGATAAAATTTCAGAACTTGAAATGCGTATTATTGCATTAGAGAGTGATATGCGCATTTTGCGTGAAAAAAATATGTTTAATTATTGCTATGACAGTGCTACCAATACATGGAGGTACAAAAATGATTGATATAAAAAAGATTAGAGATGAAGTTGCTGGTGAGCTTGATAAAGAAATTATTGATGAGATAAAAAAGAAAATAAAGGTTAAACTCAAGGAAAGAAAGCAAACTAAAAAGGTATTGCGCAATATTGATAGGGAAATAGAAGACCTTTATGATGAAGTTAGTGATGATTTTAATAGTGACTAATATGTTTGTGCAGTGGTATAAGTGATTGGATGGAAGTGCTAAGTAAAAAATATGGTGACTTGAGTCAATGGATCAAGAATCCCATATGCAAGGTTATATGGGCTGGATGGGAAACTGACACGCTTGCTCTCCAAAAAGCAGGATGGCAACTTGCTATGGAGCAAGATCAGATGAGGGATTCATTACAGCTTATTATGAAACATGAGCCATATAAACTTTATGCATTGAGTGATTCTATAAGTTATAACTTTTTTAGGCATAATGATGTTCCATATTGTACTGATGTTGTTTTTGTGGTAAAATGGATGGCGAGTAGATTTGAAGTATTATATCATGCTGACATGGGTAATTATAAGGCTGTAAATGCAATACCTATGATAGAAGATGTTCATAGAAAAGATATAGAAGATTTTAATATATTTACTCCATTGGTTAATACTAAAGAAATCCTTATAGAACCAAAGGATGTTAATGAATGTTTAGAGAGGATACTTAAATTTCAATCTCCAAAACAACAAGAGATAAGAGATAAAAGAAGAATGGCAATGAGAAGGGTTGAAGGATCTTTATGTGATTCTGTTGAACCTGCCTTTAATGTTAATGCACAATTGATTACATTAGCAAGTTGAATGAAGAATATAAAAATAATAGCAGAAATAGCTAATTACTGGCAGGGTGATGAAGAATTACTTAAAGATACTATTCATAACGCTGCTGTTTGTCAGGTAGATTTTTTAAAAGTACAGTTAAAGGATTCTGGCAGAATAGGTAATCCATGGCAGGATAAGAAAGAAAATATAAAGGCTTGTGAGATCAAGGACAGTTTATTAAAGGAAATTAAGAGTGATTGTGATTTCCATGGGATTGATCTTATAGCGACAGTTCATCATGCTAATATGGTAGAACTTTGTACGAGGACAAACGTTTCTAACATAAAGATAGCTTCTGGTCAATTACATCCTCTTCTGGTAAATGCCATAAAAGAGCATCAATGGAGGAGGGTGTTTGTTTCTACGGGAATGATAAAGGATGCAAATGAACTTGATATTTTATATGATCTTGTAGACTGTACTTATGAGCTTGTTATCATGCATTGCGTTTCTTTGTATCCAACGCATGATTCTGAGCTTAATTTATCCAGGATTCTTGCGTTAAGGGAAAAATACGGTGGGATTGATAAGACTAGAGTTGCTTTTGGCTATAGCGATCATCATCTTGATGATTTACCTTGTTTTCTCGCTGTTAGTCTAGGAGCTTCTTATTTAGAAAAACATTTTAAAATAAAGGGCAGTTTTGGTCCTACTTCAGAAATAGCAAGCAGTCCACAGGACATGGGAAACCTGGTTGGATTATGCAAGAGAATATCTCGTATGTTTGGGGATGGCAGATTAGTAATGCAGGATAGGGAAAGAGAAAGTTATGAGCATTATAAGACTAGGTATATTATTTAATGATTAATAATATGCTGAAATTATCGATAAGGTATTAAATGACAAAGCTATGTGAAGAGTGCGATGATCTTGGATGCAACATATCAGATCAACGTGATCTTAGTGGGTTAAGCGACAGTATCTTTAAATTACGATATGCGTTAAATGATAATGAAACCTGGGCAGGGTGTGCTGATAGAGTTGCAAAGTCTATCAGCTCTGTAGACCCTAACGGGAAGAGACAGGTTTATTATCAGGCATATCGTGATATGATTGAGCGTTTTCTCTTTATTCCAGGAGGTAGAATATTACGTAATGCTGGTAAGAATAAGGGAATGCTGCTTAATTGTTTTGGGCTTGAATGGGAAGATAATATTCAAAGCATTGTCAAACTTCTCTCTGATGCGGTTATTATCTCTAAATACGGTGGTGGTGTTGGCTTTGATTCTTCCCCTTTAAGACCTAAAGGTACTCCATTAGTTTCTCAGGGAAATAATTCCGAGTCTTCTGGAGCATTGTCTTTTATTGATGGTACTAACTTTTGGCTTGGTCTAATAAGAGGAGGAGGTGATAGGCGTGGTGCTGGCATTACTTTTATGCATCCATCACATCCGCAGATATTTGAATTTATTGCTAAGAAAATAAAAGATACTGAATGGGAAAATTTTAATATAAGTGTGAAGCTTACTAATGATTTTCTCAATGCTGTTAAAAAAGATAAGGAGTGGAATCTCCAATTTAACAATAGAATATATAAAACAGTTAAGGCAAGAGATATATGGGACACAGCTGTTAACCATGCATGGAAAAAGGCAGAACCTGGATTCTTAAATTTTGACAATATAGAGCTTAACAATCCTTTATGGTACTGTGAAAAGATTGTTGCTGTTAATCCTTGCGGTGAAATACCAGTACCCAAAAATGGTGCATGTGATCTTGGAAGTATTAACCTTTCATTATTTTATGATGAAAAGAAAAATGATGTAGACTGGAAATTATTAAAGACTATCGTATACTATGCAGTTAGGTTTTTAGACAATGTTCTTGATGTAACAGAATACCCATTGCCAGAAATTGATCTTGTTTCACGATCAACAAGAAGGATTGGTCTTGGTGTGATGGGTTTGCATTATTTAATGCTTAAGATGGGGATAAATGACTATGGCTCAAAAGACAGTATTGAGTTTATGGAAGGACTGCTCACAAAGTTTCGAAATTATGCCTATGAAGCAAGCATTGAATTGTCAAAAGAAAGAGGTCCGTTCCAAAAATTTCAGGCCAGTGACCATCTCGAAGGGAGCTTTGTTCGCACTCTCCCCAGGAGAATTCGTAAAGACATTGAGGAATTTGGATTGCGAAATGGGACACTACTATCGATGCCACCAACAGGAACTACTTCTATCGTTGCTGGGGTTAGCCAAGGGATACAGTCTATTTTCCATCCCATATATAAGCGAAGATACTATGTTGGAGGTAAGAAGCAGCAGGTGACTGAGGTTGATCCTCTCTTTAAGCAATTTGTTTTATCTGGTAAGGATGTGAGCCATTTTGTTGGATCATACGAAATAAATCCAGAAAAGTATTTTGAGATACAAAGCACTGCACAACAGTATATAGATAATTCTATTTCTTTGACCGTTCCTGTCAGGCATGACTATCCAGAGATAAAGCTGAATAAATTATTGCTTGATCATATGTATGATGTAAAGGGAGTCACGATTTATCGTGAAGGAAGTAGGGGTGAAGAGGTATTGACTCCATGCGAATACAAAATGTCAAAAGAAAAATTAAAGAAACTTGTGGAAGAGTCTTAGATATTATTATGGCAATTTCCATGGGAATGATAGTTTTATATACAACAGCTTTTATTTTTGTTTTTGTTCCTATTTTGGTTGCTCTATTTTTTATTGGGGCTTGTTTAAGCTTTTTTATTAGAATTTTCTGGAGGGAAAATGCTATATTACATAATAAACATCCTGGCAATAATGGCGGTACTCTATTTATTGTGGATAGTGGCGAAGGAATCAGACAAATAACTGTGGAGGAGAAAGATGATGAGGATGTATGCCAGCACCAGTCCATTCATTAAAAAAGAAAGAAATTATTTGGTTAGCAAACCATAGATGCAAAAAACATAGGATGCCTTTTCTTGAGCATTATAATTGCTATATTCATGAAGGATATAATCAGGAGAGGGTTGGCTATATTGACATAGAATGCACTAACCTTAATGCAGATTTTGGATTTATATTATGTTACTGCATTAAAGTGTCTGGTAAGGATGAAATTGTTGAAGGATGTGTATCTGAAAAAGATGTACATATTGATCTTGACAAACAACTCCTTAAAAAGCTTGTCAAGGACATTGAATCATTTGACAGAACAATAGGGTTTTATTCTTCCAAGTTTGACATACCATTCATTAAAACTCGTTGCTTTATGCAGGGGGTTCCGTTCCCACCGTTTGGTTCACGATATCATAAAGATCTCTACTTTGTTGCCAGAAGGAACATCAAGGCAAGTTCCAGAAGACTTGAAAATCTTGAGCGTATCATGATAGGTAAGACAACGAAAACCAGGATTGATAATCGCCACTGGATTCATGCATCTCAAGGGCAGAGAAAATCATTAGAGTATGTTCTTGACCACTGCAGGAAGGATGTAATTGCCACCGAGAAAGTCCATCGTAAGTTTGAACCTTACATGGTTATGACTGATACTTCTATATGATGACCAAAGGAAAGGAAAACAATGATTCTTGAGAAAATAAAATTGCTGCATGAAAAAGCTTGGGATTGTAAATTTTATGATTGGAAGGATTATGTTGGAAGTTGGTTTATGCTATCTGTGTTTTTTATTATTCCTTGGATGATAACAGGGTTTGGATGTCTCAAAGATTATGGTAATCATTGGGGATTTCTAATATGGCCCGTACTTTGTATATGTGCTATATTACTTGCAAAAGGAATGGCTGAGAATTTAGGAAGATGAATATGTTTATGGTGCGTAGATGTTAAAACAAATATGGAGAATGATTATTTATGGCCCAAAGAATACTGAAGGGTTGGATGTACATGATGTTAGGGCTACTATTATTGTTATTTGCCTTGCTTATATTATCTTCAAATTGATTGATGCTTTGCTTGAATATGTATATATGGGTGTATTTGATATCATAAGGAGTTGGCTATGAGTGATTTATCTGATAATGAAATTTTAGCATATATGTATTCACAAGGAGGTTGTGATTATGAATTAGCAAAACAGGAATTGCAGCAATTAGATGATACTATGAATAAACTTAATTCTGGTTATATATATTCTAATATTCATACAGGGCTAGTAACTAGCAATGAATGATACAGATAATACTAAACATACATTTGCATTCTTTATATTCATAGATCCCCTCTATAAAGATGGATGGGTATCAAGAAAGGAATTGCCTGTTAAAAGGGATTCTATTCATATTGGATGTGGCGTTGTTATTAAAGAGGATAAAGATTTTATTACTCTTGCATTAGCTGAAGAGATGTTTGACACTACCTCGCAAGTGATGAATCCATTCACTATACATAAAGAACTGCTTATAAAGCTATACACATTTGATGAGGAATTATTTTATGAACAAACTAGAGGAAAGAAAATCGAGAGAAGAATATGCAAAGAAATTGATTTCGAGATTGGAGATTATGTCTAGCAATGAACCAGAGCTTTATTATGAAAGGAGAATATTAAAACTTCTAACCCAAAGGATACTGGGAATTGGATATCCTCAGTATGGTGAAATGTCATGTAATATGGAGCTTGATCATATACAGGAATCCCTGGAGGAGATAGCGGATGCGTTGGTTTACATCGCAATACAGATGATGAAATTACAAGGGAAAAGGGATGAAGCGGAAAAAGTTAGTAATAGCGGTAACGAACAGAAGCAGTTACAACAAAGTAAAGACAATAATAAAGAATCTTCCTGCACACATAGAACCTGTACTTGCACTGGGCAATAGTTTATATTTGTATAAGTATGGATATGCTATTGATAATATAGTACAAGACTTTCCTGATATAAGAATTTTCAAAACGTCATTGGCTGTTGAGGGCGATGATCTCGTCAAAATGCCTAAGACTGTTGGTTTGGGCATCGTTGAACTTTCCACTATTTTTGACAATGAAAATCCAGATATGATTATGACTGTTGCAGACAGGTATGAAACTCTTGCTACTGCGATAGCTGCTTCTTATGTGAACATTCCTCTTGTTCATCTTCAAGGAGGAGAGATTTCTGGAACAATAGATGATAAGGTACGCAATGCAATAACACAGCTTGCTGATTATCATTTTCCTGCTACTGCAGATGCTGCAGATAGAATACTGCAGATGAAGCAAAAAGATCATGCTAGAATTTGGGCAATGGGATGCCCTTCTATGGACTTGCTTAGTTCATTAGTTCCTAACTGGAAATCAATACAGGATGAAGTTAATAGGCATGGGGATGGTGATAAAATAGAGATATATGGAGATTTCTTTATTATTATGCTTCATCCAGATACAAAAGGAGATCCAGTAACTGGAGAACAGGTCAATATGGTATTTGATGTTTTAAATGAATTTGATGAACAGAAAATAGTTATGTGGCCCAATATTGATCCTGGCAGTGACAAGATAGCTAAAGCGTGGAGAATGATTAAAGAACTTAACTGGGATTCAAACGTTAGATATATTAGACATTTGGATTCTGCTGTTTTTAGCGCTTTAATGTGTCAGTGTTGTTGTATTATTGGTAACAGTTCTGCTGGTATAAGAGAGGCTACTTTTCTTGGTATTCCATCTGTCAGCATTGGTGATCGACAGGAAGGAAGAGAGTGTGGAAGGAATGTCTCTCATGTTCCATTTGACAGAGTAATTTTGAAACAAGCCATCACTAGACAGAGGAAGAGATATTATCAGCGTGATACTATGTATGGTGATGGTCATGCTGGAGAGAAAATTGCTAAACAATTGGGTAAAATTCTGGTCTAAAAGACAGGGGAAGCAGATTGATGAACATGCATTTTATTTAAATGCCATGTTTTTAAAAACAAGAGCTACTATGCACTTTCCAGAAGGCAATTTAAAAGATCTTAAATCTCTTGAAGTGGGATGTGGCAGGTCTATAATGAGTGATTACTTATATGGATGTGGTATGGATACACATACTATAGATAAATATTATATACCTCCAGATAACGGAAGGAATCATAAGTTTTGCAGGGCTAATGCATTTGATATCCCATATCCAGATCATTTTTTTGATATAGTTTTTACTTATGGTTTACTTGAGCATTATGAATCTGTTTATCAGATAAAATTAATTAAACACATGAGGTCTAAGGTAAAAAAGACTGGCTTGAATATTCATTATGTAGTACCGAAAAAACTTACTAACATTTTTGAGGATAAAGATGTTTATAGGGATAAATGTTTTTCTCTGAGAAGTTTAGATGTTATATGGGTTTATCCTGCATTAAAGGGCTTGATAGAACATTTTTATAATAAAAGGGTATGGGAAACTAATAAATGGTTGGGGAAAGGTTTTTGGTATGAAGATCCTTGGGTTGGTTACCGCTAAATCGACCAGTGTACGGGTGAGGGGAAAAAACAAAAAAGTTATTGGAGGTAAACCATTATATCAATGGACCACTGATTTTTTAGTTGCAAACAAAAGATTCTTTGAAGATATTATTTTTTCTTCTGATTCACCAGTATCATTTGACGTGCCAGATTGTCTCCACAAGTTAAAGAGACCAGAAGCATTATGCCAGGACAAAACTCCCCATGTAATATCTGTTAGACATGCTCTTTTACATGCTGAAAGGATATTCAATAAAGAATATGATCATGTAATACTATTTCAGCCTACTAATCCATTAAGACATAAAAATGATCTTATAAGTTTTATAACTCAGATGGAGTCTTCTGGCTTTCATTTGGGGAAAACATATTATGTTGATGATAATATTAATCCTTCTTATTTGGAACAAGCTATACAATGGGAAGAAGGGACTGAACCAGAAGGAGTAATCATAAGAAGTGGCAATATGTATTCTTATAGCAGAAAGTACTTATGTGTTACCGATATTAACCATGTTGATTTAAACAGGTTCTATACTATAATACCTAAGCACAGAGGATATAATATAAACACAAAAGAAGACTTTGCAATAGTTGAAACTTTTATCAAAAAATACAAGTGCAGCTAGATACGGTAAGTTTAAATCATATAAAACCACTTGAGACATACCAACTATTAGATGAAATTCATAACATTACATTTGACACTAGAGATGTTTTAATTGTTATTGATGATTTTACCAGACCAAGAACAAGTATTGCAAGGATGGTAGTTGAGTATGCGGTTAATAAAGTTGGAGAGGATAAGGTTGCAGTTGTTGTGGCGAGTGGGTTACATCGTGCAAACACACACCATGAGGTGTCAGATAAAATCGGGTCCGATCTGACCAAAAGGCTTAAGATATATTCACATAGCCCACTCTGCAACTTCCCTCTCAATAAAAAGAAATATAACATTATAGGGGTTGGTTGTGTTCTTCCTCATACATATGTTGGGTTAAGTGGTGATTGTAAAATTGTTTTACCTGGATTGAGTGGTTACCAAGATGTCATGGAATTCCATGGTTCCGTCACAGAAGCGGAAAGAGGTTTTTATCAAGGCACAAGAGAGCGCATCGAGACTTATGTTAACTATAGCATTAACTGCTATGGTGATCCTGTACGTATATCTATCTATAAAGCTTCTTTACATGCTAGGCATTTTCGATGTTCTGCGATCAATGACTATTCTGTTATTTTACCTGATCCGACTGATGTTGCTATCTTAGTTCCGATTATAAAGAACAAAGATTTTCTCCAGTCAATGAATGCAATGTGTGTTTTTATGGAACATACACAGGTTAAGGATGGTGGTATTATTTGTATCTGGAGTGATTGCCCTGAAGGGATAGGAGTCCACTATGGGTTTCAGCAACCAAATGGATTAAGACCAGCATTTTTTGATGATGTTTTTAGCGAACAGTATAACAACAGGCAGATTTGCTTTGTATGCCCTTCTGTTTCTGAAGAAGCTATTCAGGTATATTTTCACAGAGAGATTTTTAATTTTCCAAACATAGCAGATTTTTTACAGTTTGTTAATTTACGTTTGGGCAGAGCTGCTGAAGCAGTTATTTATTATGGTTCTGATATAATGTTAGGGGAGTACAAATGAGTGTTTATGAATTTAACATGGCTGCTATTGCTAAAAGGTATCCAGTGCTTGCTAATCAACTACGCCATTTGAGCGATGATTACAGCACTAAAGTTATTCCTACCAAGATACCACCATTTAAGACATTAACTGTTAAAACTGGTGAGACAGAGTGGTTGCTTCATTCGAGGGAAGACCCTATAGCTGAGGCCAAGTCATTTGCATCTAATATTGTTTCTGAAGACATAACAAGTGCTAATGTTATAGTCATGCTTGGCATAGGAATGGGATATTATTTAAATTATATTTTTGAGAGGTATGCAAAAGATTTACCTTTTATAATAATGGTAGAAAATAATTTACAGATCTTCAATCAGTACATAAGGCATCAACAGCCCATAGTAAATACCCCTAATGGTAATTGCAGCATATTTGATCATGATGGAGTCTATGTTGTAGCAGGTGTTCCTATCCCTAATGTTTATTCATATATATATGATAAGATAAACAATACTGGAAAGCAGTCTTTTACTACTTTTCATTTTATTGAACATCCAGTTGAGATACGTTTTAACAAAGATTATTATAAGCCGTTCTGCAAAGAAATAGGGCGTGTGTGTTATGATATTAAAAGCTCATATGGTAATGATCCAGAAGACAGTTGGTTCGGGATAGACCACATGCTACAGAACCTTGATTTGATATCTTCTCAGCCAGGTGTTTCAAAGGTTAAGGATAAGTTTGCTGGTAAGCCAGCTGTTATTGTTGCCACTGGTCCATCATTAAATAAAAATATACATTTGCTTCCATCAATAAAAAACAAATGTGTATTCTTTGCAGCTGATGCATCTTTAAATACATTTGTTAACCATGATCCTCCTATCGTTCCAGATATTGTTTGTTCACTGGAACGCAACCTTACCACATGCAATCATTTTAAGCAAATAGAAAATAAGGATTCTATGAAGGGGATGTGGCTGGGGGCCTGTCCAGTAGTTAAGCCTCATGTCTATAATGAATGGCATGGAGATCATATGGTTGTGTTCAGGGATTTTGCTCATTTCAAATGGTTAAAACTGGACAAGGGAATACTCAACACTGGCAAGTCTGTTACAAATATGGCATACAAGATTGCAGAATATATGGGATGTGATCCTATAATTCTTGTTGGTCAGGATCTTGCTTTTGCCCCTAATGGTGATTCTCATGTTACTGGCGCTAATCATGCAAGTAATGGTCTTAAAACTTCACAGCTCATAAAGCAGAAATCGAAAGTAATCGGCAATGATGGACAAATGCTTGATTCTTTAGAAACATGGGTTGGCATGCTTAAAAGATTTGAATTTGATATAGCTACAAAGAAGAGAGAGTACACAGTTATTAATGCAACAGAAGGTGGAGCTAGAATAAACGGTACTGTTTTTATGCCATTGCAAGAGGCGATTGACAAGTATATACAAAATGACATTGGAACCAACAATGTCTTGAGAGAATGTTTGGCTGTTCCAAGCGATGAGGAAAAGGCAAATGATGTTCAAACCATTAATCAGGAAATAGAGAGAGGCCTTGATTATCTATCATGGAGCATAAAAGAAATAGAAGAAGTTTTAGCAAATATGGAAAAGGGTTTTCTCCTATTTGATAATAGCACTGTAGATAAAAGTATAAGTGATATTTTTGATTATGTTAGCAAGGTGAAGGACAGCATTCTTACTCATGATATGTGCTATTATACTATTATGCATGTTATACAATCTTGGTGCATGGGAAAAGAGAATACCTTAAAAACCCTTCCCTCACTTTACAAAGGAGATGAGTTAATTGTTGCAAGATTTATCGAAATCTTCGAATTCTTCTTTGGACTCCTTAAACTCTATAAACACGTATACGAAGGAACTGAAAAAAATTATAGAGGAACGCAAGGGTCCGAAGCTGCTGCCAATTCCTGAAGATAAAAAGTGTAATGGTTGTGGCATTGATCTTACTCATGATAATATTACACAGGGTAGGATAAAGCAATACATATGGTTTTGCGATGACTGCATTAGAAAACGGTTAGCAAGACTTCATGATAATTATCGTTATGCAAAGGAAACTGATCATTATGAAATAGATAGGCATAAACGTGTAGCTGCTCCAAGGATAAGGCCAAAAGATAACCTGGATAACTATGGAAGTAACTTTGATCTTGTCTCTGATTTAATGAAGGATACTGAAGAATTTAGAATAGATCAGATGATGAAGTTAGTTACTAAAAGAAAAATAGACATGAAAGAGAAGAGGGCAGCGGTCAGTTATCTGCTTAAGTCATTTGACCTTCTATCAAAGAAACAATGTGTTGTTGTAATAAATGCATTGAATAAAATTATTGCCGATACTAGGACAAGCAATGATGTTAAAGTAAGAATGGCAGAAGAGGCCAGAGTTTTTTTAGCTCCCAAATCAGGTTCAGCCAAAGAGCAGCAAGTTAGCACTTATGAAAAGATGCTGCAGGAGGAAGGTGAAATTGAGTTAGATGAATAAAGTTACAGTTGCACAAATGCAGGATTATGATTTCTATGCAAGAAACTTATTATGGATTCAAGCAGGTGAAGGATTAATAAAATTTGATTATTCCCAAAGATTCGTACAAAGAGAAATCAACAAAGTATGGGAATGGCACAAGCAAAATAACTTGCCCATCAGACTTATCGTTCTTAAAGCCAGAAGGCATGGTGTATCAACATATGTCCAGTCAAGAATGTTCCACGAGTGTCATACCAAGTCTCATAGGCAAGGTATTACTATCGCAGCAGATGACGAAGGATGTTCTTATATTCACAACATGTCGCATGTCTTCTACGAGTATCTCCCTCCAGAGCTGCAACCAGAAACCAAATATAAAAGTAGTTCTAAGCTCGTGTTCGATATACCCAAAAGTAAGCAGCAAAAATACGGTGGCCATGGTCTTAAATCATCCATGCGAACAGTCTCCTGCACCAATAAAGCAGGACTGGGATCTGGTAATCACTTCATCCATTTTTCTGAATATGCCAACTATCGTGATGCAGAATCAGTGAGAAAGGCTGTTATCCCTACTGCATTTCAGGAGCCTGGAACATTTGTTATTATAGAGTCTACAGCTAACGGGATTGTAGGACAAGGTGAGCATTTTTATAATGAATGGAAGAAAGCAAAGGCTGGGAAGAGTGCATTCAAGCCTCTTTTTTATTCGTGGCTTGACCATGAAAATTATACTATGCCTTTTGCTGATATAAAAGACAAGGAAAAAATAATTGATACATTAGATGATGAAGAAAAAGAATTGCAAGATGAACATCAGGCTACACTGGAGCAGCTTCATTGGAGAAGAAATCAGATTGGTCTTTTAGGATACAATCTTGCAGAAGGTGATAAGAGTAGCATTGAAGCTTTTCATGAGCAGTATCCAACTACCGATGATGAAGCATTTATTGTCAGCGGTAATAATGTATTTGACAGGGCTGTTTTAAAAGAATACAAGAGGGCGTGTGAAAAGCCTAAATTTATAGGAAACCTTTCTAATGGGAAGTTGGTTTCTGACAGTATAGGAAGACTTAAAATATGGGAAGATCCTATACCTGGCGAAAAATACGTTATCGGCATTGATCCTTCTTCTGGAGAGCCAGGATCTACAGATATGGCTGGTATAGAAGTATTTCGTGTTCTTGACAGAAGAACTGGTATTATTGCCAGCCAAGCAGCTGAATGGCATGGAAAACTAGATGCTAAGATACTGGGATGGCTGGCTGTTGATATTGGAGTGATGTATAACAAGGCCCTGTTAGTTCCAGAAGCATTCGGTTACGGTCATGCTGTTATAGATGCTATATTGGATAGGGATTACTGGGATGTTATCAAGAGAAAAGTCATGGATGCTCTAAGCAGGGTTTCCAAGGACAAATACGGGTGGAAAACAGATCCTACATCAAAGCCATCAATGCTTACTTTGGGAAGATATTGTATTAATAATAAAATGATTGTCATTAAAAGTGAATCACTTGTTGATGAAATGATGATATATGTTCGGGATGCTTATGGGCCTGGTGCAAGCGCTTATGGGAGAGGAAAAGATGACCTTGTGATGGCTTTTTTAATAATGCTGAGTGGTATGGAGCAGGAATATGGAGAACAGCAAATTTACAGCAAGGGTATTATTGATCCTGTTTCAGAAACAGTGAAGCCAGATGTTCGTGATAGGCTTCATTATGATGATTTTGACCCTATGACAAAAAGGAGTGACAAGCATTGGATGAATTTGTAACGTATAAAGAAGAAGAAAGAGATTGTATTGTATGCGGTTCCAAGAATCTGAAGTTGATATGGGAGAAAAAACCATGGTCAAAGGCAAGGTTAATTAAGCAGGGAAGCACTCTTTTTCACATGAAAGATGTTTTATGCATGGATTGTGGGTTAATATTTAAAAATCCTATGCTTACAGAAGAATCACAGAATATTTTTTATGATGGGCATTATTTGTCACTCTTTAAAGAAGGATTGGTTGACGGTATTTCAAAAGCAAGTATTATTGATTCTGTAATAAAATCAGTCTACATGCTTGATTTTATTAAGAAACACAACATAAACATAAAGCAAAAAAACGTATTAGAAGTCGGTTCTGGGACAGGAGTATTGTTAAAAGGGCTTGAGTCCATGGGAGCTACTGTAAAAGGTATTGATATGGACAAAAGGAGTAATGATATAGCTCAGAAGCTATTTGGCATAGATATTATGTTTAATAATGTCTTTGCTTTTAAAGAAGATAAAAAGTATGATATTATTATTTCATGTAATACTATTGAGCATTTTTACTCTCCGCTTAAGTTTTTAGGGCACATTAAGCAGTTTATTGATAATAATGGGTTAATTATTATTGAGACACCATCTTATATATATCCATATCCAACTACAATAGTTGATGCTTTTTTGTCTTCTGCTCATAATTGCACATTTTCTTTTGAAAGCTTTCAAAGACTTGCTTCCAAGGCTGGATTGGCCATTATTGATTGCTCATATAGTGGGCATCATAGATCTATGCAAATTATATTGCAAAAATCGGAAAACCCTTCTTATAAAGCAATCGATGTAAATTATGATGGCATATTAAATATACTTAATTCTTACGATCATTCAGCTGAAAAAATAAATAAAACCATAAAAGAACTTTTTGAAACCAAGAACGTTAATACTATTATTGATGGTATCTTTGAAAAATTCCCATTAACAAGTAACCAAGCTTTTCTTGGTCTTGCTCCAACCTTACTTCAATCTGGCATGAACAGAGAAGTTATAGTCTTAATGGAGCAATATAAAGAGGAACAATCAGAAGATATCGTATTTTGCAGAGGTACATCCTTGTTCTACAAGGGATGTGCTTATAGGCAGATGGGGGATTTCCTTAGAGCTAAAAGATGTTTTGAGGAAGCTAAGGAGAATTATCCCCGATTTGAAGATTATATTTTTATTAAGGATTTAATGATAGATGGGGTTATTTCAGAGTCCAATTTTGCCTATTACCCATTTATTCAGAATAAAAAAGCACTGGAAAGCTTATCCTAAATATACCCAAGTATACTCAACTATACTTTGATATATTTTTTTTGCCAGTAATATTCCCAACTAAACCGTTATATACCTAATTAAACAGGAGATTTTTATGGATGAAGCACCGTTAACCTCAAAAAATACCTTAAACGCACTAAAAAGAGTACATGCTAAGAAAAGGGTGCAGACAGTGCCTCAAGATGACGAGATTGCTCCAGAACCGATTAAAAAGCGTGGTAGGCCATCTAATGCACTAAAAGAAGAAAAACTAAATACAGAGCCGTCTGGTGGCCCTGTACCAGTAAAAACTGAAGAGGAGAGGAAGAGCGATGCAGAAAGAAAAGAAAAAATCAAAAAAAACAAAGAAATGCGGAAGAGCCTAAATGAGAGCGCACTTTTCTTACTCTCCTGTTTAGAACCAGGATTTAAGAAGGACTGGATGGAAGCAGCAGAGGAGCAGAGGGTAAAGGATATTGGAGTTTATGTTCTAGGTGTTTTGAACAGGCTTTCCAAGATGGTTGATTACATGGAATATGATATTGAACCAGAATGGGAGCAAGGAGTAATAGGGTATAATGAGCAATTATACTGTGAGTATTGTAAAAAGGAAATTGAGTTAACCAGAACTACTAATTTGAGACAGAGATTTTGTTCCAATCTCTGTGCTAAACGGTATGAAGATGCTCATAAAACAGGAATTGTTTTCCCTGCAGATAAGTTTGGTCCAAGCGAAGAAGCCATGGAAGAAAAGAAATGGATGAAAGAAAATAAACGTGATGGAGTTGTAAGCGCAAATGCCTACTAATGAACACGTTCCTTCTGATGCTGATTTAAAGGTTGGAACCTCAGAAAAAGATATAAAGAAGTTTCTTACATCCATTGATTACGAAATGGATGAATATAAAGAATCATACATTTCAAAGAAATGGGACGAGATACCAGATTTTTATGCAGGTAAAACTCATTGGCCTGAACATAGACCTTCTTACAGGGTGTCACCAGTTCTTAATTTTCTAAAGCAATCCATAGAACGCAAGACATCACAAATGACAGATGCAAAGCCTTTTATGGATATTCTTCCATTTTATGATCCATTGCAGGATGTCTCTGATGCTTTAGAGGAAATTATAGCTGCTAAGTGGTCAGAGCAGTCTTTAGATATGAATTTAACAGATGTTATTTTTTATGCTGAAATGTTTGGAACAGCTGGGACAAATACTCTTTTCGATAAAACACTTCGTTTGGGGAAAGGGGATAATACATTTCATGTGGTTGATCCGAGGAATCTCAATTTTGACCCTGCTGTTACTGCTTCTCAACATCTGGATAAGGCTGAATACATAAGAGTTGAGACTATAATGGCTACAACTCTTGCCAGGTCTACTTATAACAATAACAAGATAAAAGCAGATGCACCATTTACGTTTATAAGAGATAGGGCTTTAAAACAGAGAAGCGGAAGAACAACCAGAAGAGTATTGGACCAGCTCAGAAAACAGTCTGCTGTTGCACGATCACTGGTAAAGGAATACTGGATACAGGACAGGACCATGGCTAAAGGTCAGCTTAAATATCCAGGAGGAAGACATATTATTATTGCTGGTGATGAAATAGTTATTGATGAGGCAAATCCGTATTGGGATCTTACTTTCCCTATAGATATATTGGATTGGCATAGGAATCCAGACTCTGCATGGGGATCTGGAGAGATAGAGGATCTTGCTGAACTTCAAAGACTCCTTAATAAGATTATTGCCTTAATAGTAGAAAATGGTCTTCTCATGACTAATGCTATTTGGATTGGTGATGCAAATGCCCTAGAACCTCAAGAATGGGAAGACCTTGATAATGTTCCAGGTCTTAAAATAAAAAAGAAACCAGGTTCAGATCTAAGGAGAGAAAGTGCTCCTCCTTTACCTGCTGGCATGTTTAATATTGTACAGTACTTAGAAGATGCTATCTCAAAGCTTTCAGGGAATACTGAGGTAGTTAGAGGGCAGACTCCTGGTGATGTAAAATCTGGTGTTGCCATAGAAGCCTTACAGGCTGCTGCCATGTCTGTGGTAAGACTTAAATCACGTGCTGTAGAGAATTTGCTTGAACGGATAGGACAGAAAATGATTTCACGTATTTTTCAATTCGAATCTGATGAAAGAAATATGTGGAGTTTTAAAAATGATGAAGACTGGGCTGCTTTTAAATTTGTCAGCGAGAAACTTAAAAGCAATTCAAAATACTTTAAGAACAAGAAAGATGCATGGAAGAACTTCATGTTTAAGATCAGACCTGGATCTACTATGCAAATGAACAAAATGCAGGAAGCTATGCTTGCACTGCAGCTTTACCAGGCACAGCCTAAACCTATCATAGATAGAAAGGCTGTAATGGAAATGATTGATATTCCTGGTGGAACTAAAATCCTTGAAAGAATGCAGCAGGAAGAACAAGCGCAGCTTGAACAAGCTATTATGGCACAACAAATGGTAGGTGGTGGTGGAGGAATGGGTATGGGAGGCGCTGGTGGATCTGCTCCTTCAGTTACTAATTTACAAAGTCCACATGCCAACCAAGCTATACGAGAGTCAGTAACTAAAGGAGGAGGTGGTATCTAATGGCTAAGTTTAAAGGAAAATCAACTTCTCCTTCAAAAGGGTTGTCTGCTAAGACAAAGAGTACTGTAGCAAAAAAAGCAAGATCAGGTGGAGATATAGGTAAAAAGGGAAAAGGATTTGCTAAAGTAGCTGCCAAAGCTGCCAAACAATATGGATCTGCTGAAGCAGGTAAACGTGTAGCAGCTGCTGCTATGTGGAAGAATATAAAACGGGGGAAATCATAATGGACAAAAAAGACAGAGATGAGTTTTATGAAGGAAAGGGATGGGTAGGAAAAATCCAGAACGCCTCTGAAGGTGCTTTCGATTATCTTACCAATAAGTTCAAAAGTGCTATAGGAATGAATGTCCCTCCTAATCGTGGACGTGGTGAAGACGTTGGGATAGGAAGTGCCATAGAGAAACCAAAGACTTCTATGAGCAGAGGTGGAGGTAATCCTTTGCATTACGGAACTCATATGAAAGAAAGAAAAGGTATGAATAGACAGGGAAGGAGTTCTGGAAAATCGACCTGTCATCATGGGAAGTAATTATGCCATTAACAAAAGGTAAAAGCCAAAAGACTATTAGCAAGAATATCAGTAAACTCAGGCATGAAAGGTTATCCTCAAAAACAGGCAATAGCCATAGCCATGAATACAGCTGGTAAAGGCAAGTCTAAGAAAAGTAAGAAACGCTAGTTAAGACTGCATAAGTGTGCAGCATCAAAACTAGTATTAATAGTAGTCCTATAGTGCTGTTCAATAAGTTCCCTGGAGGGAGCACTGGACAATACGCTAGACAAGGAGTGTAGCATGGTAGACGCAGCAAAAGACACTAAGCCCACCGATGAAAATAACAAAGGTACAGGCGAACCTAATCTCGATCAACTTGATGAAGAGAGCATAAAAGATCTTGATGAAGACTCCCAAAAGAAGGTTAAGGGATTTCATGCAGATTACACAAAGAAGACTCAAGCTCTGGCAGATGAGCGCAAAAAGCTCGAAGAGGAAATGGCTGCAATGAAAGACAAGATTGCAGTTGGTGAAAAGTGGTGGGAGTTTGAGCAAAATCCTGATAACGCAAAAATCGTTGAAGAGTTTAACGAATATAAAGCTAAACGGGAAAAGCAGCTCTCTGATGAATTTGATGATTCAGATGATGATGATTATTCAGACCCTGCTGTTAAACAACTCAAGAAGTCTGTAGCTCAGACACAGAAGGAAATGAATGATCTTGCAAAGGCAGCACAGGTCAGCAATAAAATGCTTGTTGATCTTTTCTCAGAATTGCAGAGTAAACGAATCCGAGATTTATCATTTGAAATTGATCCTCAAAGGGTGCTAACCTATGCGAGAGAGAACAATCTCCTGAATATGAAGAACGCTCTTTTAGGATGTTATTCGAATGAAATAAAAGAGGAAGAGTTTCAGAAACGTCTGGATGAAGAAAAGGAAAAGTGGGAAGAACAAAGAAAGACTAATGTAGTATCACCTACCATGCCTCTTGGACGACAAGTACGAAAAGTAATTGCTAGGAAAAGAGGCAGCACTGATTAGTAGTGTGGCTGTATCTCTTTCCTAGTCTCAATAGGAAGGTGATACAATGAGCAAAAGTAATGTTCAAGAAATTGATGCCTTTGTAAGGGACGAGTATCTTCCAAAGATTGAGTCGCAGATAATTCAGAATAATGCGATTCTTGCTCGTATCGAAGGAAAAGGCAAGTACATGGCTGATTCTGGTGAGAACATCAGAACTGGCGCAAGATATGCACGTCTCCCTGGTGGATTCTATAGCAGGGGTGCTAAGTTCAGTACTACACAGAAAGAGACAGTAAAGGAATTTATCCACGATTGGAAAATGGCGTATGTAGATGTTACAATCGATGGATGGTCCGAAGCTATTTCTATGGGTTCTAACCGTATTAGAAATTTTGTAGCTGACAAAATGGACAATGCGAGAGAAACCATGTCTCAGATTTTAAATGACGGTCTCAGGTCTGGTGGTTCTGGAGATCAAATAGATGGTTTGCCAGCTATCTGTGATGATGGCACAAACTATACTACCTATGGTACGATTAACCGAACAACTGACACATGGGCGCAAGCTTACCTGAACGCAACAGGTGGAGCTTACTCCAACAGCATGTTTCAGACTGCTTACGGTGAGACTACCAAGAACAACAAAGAACCTGATATGATCATCACTACACAGGCTGTATACAACAGCATGTGGAACAAGATGACTCCGCAGCAACGGTATCAGAATACTGGGCATGTTGATCTCAGGTCCATTGGTTTTAATGGAATAGAGTTCAACTCTGCTATAGTTATTACTGATGATGATCTTGCAACTGGTATTGCTTATCTTCTGAATACAGATTTTATTGAGTTTGTTGTTCATGAAGACCGCAATATGTCATGGCAGGATTTTATGACCCATCTCGATGAAGATGCCAAGACAGGGCGTTTTTACTGGATGGGTAATATTATTTGTACTGCTCCACGTTACCAGGGGCAGATTCAGAATATTTCTTAAACTAGGGTACTCCTGACTTCAAGCCAATGAGGTTCAGAGCTTGCCCATAAGCAAAAGGAGAAAAAATTATGGTAGATCGTGTTCACAATTATGGTGGAAATTCAAAGATTAGTGTTATGGGTATTAGGGAGGCTAAGACCGCTCTCAATACCAGCCAGAAGTTTGCCAAGCTTGGAGATGTAAAACCGCTTGGTCTTGGCAGAGAAGTTGTATTTGCCCAGATCGGTGCTGCTGCTGTTTCTGCAGGAGTAACTGTACAGGGTCCTGCTGTTGTTGCTAATCATCACAATAGGGCTGTTGCCATTACTGCTTCTATTGGCGCAACGGAAGTATTCCTGGTGATTGGCGCAACGTCTGCTGCAGCGGATCTGTATGCTGATGGTATGCTTTTGATAACTTGTGGTACAGGTAGTGATTATAGTTATATGATCCAAGGACATCCTGCATGGCCTGCTTCCAGTACTGCTGCTAAGGTTATCTTAAAAGACGGATTAGAGCTTGCCCTTAACACAACGTCTATTACTCATCTTGTGCAAAATCCTTACAAGGGAGTTGTGGTAACTGGAGACTGTGCTTTGCTGACAGGAAAACTTGTTGGTGTAACACTTTCTTCTGCTGCTGCTTCTTCTTTTGTGTATCTTGGCAAGAAGGGTGAATGGCCTGTTCTGGCTATTGGTGGGAACCTTGTCGGTGGGCCTGCTTATCACACGACTGCTTGCACAACTGGTGCAGTTGGCCCCAACATTACATCAAGCGATACTTATGTTGGTGTTTTCACGCAAACTGCTGTTGCTGGTTCTTGTGCAATGGTTGATTTTAACCTGTAACACAAAAGGGAACGAGTGCACTCATTATGGGTGCACTCCTCCTTTATTTTTGAAAGGATAAATAAATGGGACAATATGAAACAATAAGGGGCAATGTAGCAGATGTTTATGTTGTTAATGATGACATCGCTACTACTGCAGAAATTACGCAAGACAAATTAGCTGCATCCAATGGATTTACTTTTTCTGGTACTCTTGTAAGTGCTTCTGTGTCTGGTTATGTGACTTTAGTTACCGTTACATCAAATACAACTTTTTTCTTTGGAGCTGTACAGGTAACAGCTGCTGGAACAAGTTCTGGAGTATCCTTAACTAATAGTGCAGGAACTGGAGCCTTAGTAAACGAAATAAAGATTTCTGCTGCTGCTGCTAATTATACTAACTTTGATACTGCATTGAGCACTACAAAAATACTTGAAATTACTGCTGGTGGAAGTCTTTGTGCGCTTTACACTTCCAGCACTAAAACATCTGGTTTTGTTGCTAAATGGTTTGTAATGTGTACAACAACTCCATAATTCCATGCTCCCTTGTGTTATGGGGAGCTATGGATTTTCGAAAGGGTAAAGATGGACAAAGGAAGACTATACTTAAATATTGTAATCACCGTTGCAATGGTCTTACTTGCTCTTGTTGCATGGACTATGCAGGATGCTTTAGCCCGTAATGACAAGGACCATGAAGTGATAAAGGACGATTTGAAGGAGTTGAGTGCTATTGTTATGACTTATTTTAAGAACGCTCCTCCCAATCATATTCATTTACCAGACGGTGGTGTAGCAAGAATAGTTCCAAACCAGTAAGAGGTGATTTATGCAACTAGTGAAAAGGAACAGTATATGCTTTCTTATTCTTTTAGTTCTTATGGGATGTATGGCACATTTAACTCCACAGCAGCAAACACTGTGGGCAGTAAATGTTTATAATGCACAGTACGATTTATATCTTGATCAGGTCATCGATCCTACAATAGTAGAGGCTGATCGTGCTATGCTTAAAGCCAATCCAACGCTCATCACTGAAGATATGATTAATAAAGATCTTTCAGATGATCAGCGTGTAATGCTAAGGGAAAAAAAGAAAGTACTGATAGAGTTATTTCCTATTATAGATACTATTAAACAACTCCAGGAAAATGGATTAAAACTCGATGCTGCTACTCAGAATCGTTTAACAGAATTAATCAACAGGCTTATAGCCTTAACGGAGGACTAGGAAATGTCTATAGCTGTTCTTATAGGAGAAATACTTGTTGGAGTTTTGCAGATCTTGAGTTTACGTGCTCAAGCTGCAGGACTTTCAGCAGAAGAAACAAAAAAAGCTTTAGATAAAGCTTACGAAGAGTTTAAGAAAAAAGATCCCAATGATCTTCCAGATGTGTAAGGAGGAGTTATGGCAACTACAGCGGTAAACGGGACTAATGCAAAACCAGGATATAAGACTACTGAATTTTGGGCAGCTATAGCTGGTGCAGCTATTCCTATTGTTAATAAAATATTTGGTTTGGATTTGCCAGAAGAAGCAATTTATACTTTGATTGCTTATATTGTTGGTAGGTCTGGAGTTAAAGCAGTCGAAGTAAGGAGGAATAAGTAATGGGACAAAAATATGTAACAGCATCTGCTTCTATTCAGCCAGGTCCATTAATGATTACTTCAGTTATTGTAACTCCAAATACTGGACAGTTGAGCGCAACATGTACAGTCTATAATGCTACTGCTGCAACTGCCAATACTGAAATAATGAAATTCTATTGTGGCACTGCTCCAAGGACTGTTACTTGGGGAGATTCTAGAGGGGTAGAAATTCAAAATATGTATGTCGCCTTAGAATGCGCTACGGCTACTATTGTATGGGAATAAGAAATGGCCTGTGCTATTGTTACCAATTGGGGTAATATCCTTAAATGGACCAGTCCTAACCAGAAAGATATTAGTCATTATGAAATATACCGCAGGGAAGATGATAATACTGCAGCTATAACAACAGCAGATGTTATAGCAAAAACATTTCATATTACTAATTCAGAGACTCCGTATGTATTTTATTATGATTTATTTACAGCAATAAATACTACGAAGTCTTATTGGTATTGGGCAAAATCTGTTGCGTATGATGGACAAAGAAGTACTGCCGATCATGTAACGGTAACAGCCGATAGATCTGCAATAATAGGCTTACCTGATGGTGCAGATACTAATGAACCTTCTGGTTTCCCCAACAGGACTGATTCTGATTTATCATGGGATGATGGAACAAGGACATTATCAATAAGTCCTACTGCAACATCGTTTGATTATTATATCAAAGGTCAAAGATTTACTGTAACTGCTGCAGATACTATTGTTCCAACAAATACTACAGGAACAACACTTATATACTATGACAGTGCAACACTGACTGAGGTAAATAGTCCAAGTGATGCTCAAGTAGAAACAGCAATTGAAGAAAAAGCACTAGTAGCTATTTTATACTGGAATACCGCACAGGCAACTAAAATACTATTTGCTGATGAACGTCATGGAATAACAATGGATGGGAAAACCCATCATTATTTACATGATACGGTTGGACTTGCTTACGATGATGGATTAGCTCTGGTTAATTTTACCGCTGATCAAACTGGTGCAGATGATGAGGATGCACAATTTGGACATAATGCTGGATCAGCTTATGATGAAGACTTGGAAATAAGCGCAGCAGCCGTAGCAAGTACTGTTGGCTTACCCATATGGTACAGGTCTGGAGCAGGTGGTCCTTGGGTATCAACAACCAATGCTGGATTTTCAGTAATAACTGCTGCTGCTGGTACAAGATTAGTATGGAATGAAGATGTAGCTGGGACATGGCAATTAACTGAAGTAAATAATAATCAGTTTGTTTTATGTCATGTCTTTATGACCAATGATGTTGATAATCAAATGATTGCTATTATTGGTCAAGCTGATTATGGAAATCTTGCTTCAGCCCAAACAGGAGCAACAACTGAAATAAATAGTTTATTATTGGGTTCGCTTCCAGGGCCTGAAATGAGGCCAATTGGAACTATAATTTTTCAGACAGGTGCATATGGAAATCAAGTAAATGCAAGGGTGAGATCCGTGGCAGGTGGTGGTGATTATATTGATTGGAGAACTGCAACCATAGCAGGAGCAGGAGTGGCGGTTTCCGACCATGGATCTTTGTCTGGTCTTTCCGATGATGATCATACTCAATATGTTATTAATGATGGAACAAGGGGTGCGCAATCAGTATCTGCAAATCTTACACTTGGTGGTGACTTTTTTGTTTGTGGTGCATTGACAGTAAGTAGTACTGTTACTTTTGGCGATACATTATCAGTAAGTGGAGTATCATCCTTTAATAATAATGTTAATATAAGTGGAATACTAACTGTCAGTACACTTAATGTTACCGCTGCAGCATCTGTTCAGACAACTTTACATGTGAGTGGAGCTACCACATTGGGGGATAGTCTTACAGTAAGCGGTATTGTAACTATTAACAATAATACAAATATAAGTGGAGCATTGACTGTAAGTACTCTCAGTGTTACAGGTGCTGCAAGTGTTCAAAACACTCTTCATGTATCTGGTGCTGTAACATTTGGAGATTCGTTAACAGTAAGTGGTGTTTCTTCATTTAATAATAATGTAAATATAAGCGGTGCTTTAACAGTAAGTACATTGAATGTAACTGGTTCTGCCAGTGTACAAAATACATTGCATGTTTCAGGAGCAGTTACATTTGGTGATAGTTTAACAATTAGTGGAATTGTTTCAATTAATAATAATATAGCAATTACAGGTACAGCTACCATTGATGGAATAACAATTATTAATGACACATTAACGGTAAGCGGAGCAGTAAGCCTATCAACTACTTTACATGTTTGTGGAGCTGCTACCTTTAATGATACAGTAACAATAGAAAGTGCATTAACAGTAAATGATGAAGTAATTATTAGCGGTAATTTAACGGTAGGTGGGAATACGTTATTAAGTGGTACTTTAACTGTTACTGGAGCAGTATCTCTTTCCAGCACATTATTAGTTGCAGGTGAAGCAACTTTTAATGATGGCATTACTGTTGAATCAGCAGCTATTGTAAGGGAATACATGGAGCTATCAGCAGCAGCTGCAGCTCCTGCTGGTCCTGGTACAAATGCCATAAGACTTTATGCTGCTGAGACAACCAGTGGAACAAAACTTTTATATGTTGATAGTGCTGGAACTTCTTATCAACTCCCTGGAGCTGGTGGAGGAAATGATTCTTTTTTTGAATATAATCAATCGGCTGCTGTTGACACTACTGGTGGAGATGTAACAATTGTTTTCAACACCGCTTATTTCACTGTAACTACTGGAACTGGTACTTGTGCAACAGTAAGCTTAACAGGTAATTTGGTAATAGACAGTCTATCAGTTAGTGGAACGCTTTCAGTATGTGGGCAGACTACCTTTAGTGACAATGTTATCATAAGCGGAACTCTTACAGTTTCTGGTGATACCACAATAAGCGGTGATTTAAATGTAGGCACTAATATATGCGGAGCTGGAACTCTTGAGATAGCTGGAGCGGTAACACTTGATGGGACAACTACTATTAATGATAACTTAGTTGTCAGTGGATCTTCTACGCTTCAAGGAGCTGTTACCATTTCTGGTGGATTAACTGTAAGTGGTGCAATAACGCTTGATGGTACTACTATTAATGATGGTTTAATTGTAAGTGGTACTACTTCTCTTGGTGGGAATACTACCATATCAGGAACTTTAACTGTATCTGGTGCTACCACAATAGGTGCTTTAGTAGTTTCTGGCACAAGTACCCTTAATGGTGCTGTCACAATAAGTGGTAATGTAACTGTTAGTGGAAATACATCGTTAAATGGAACATTGACTGTCAGTGGTATTACATCGTTACAAGGAGCAACTACTGTAAGTGGTGGATTAACAACCAATACATTAGTTGTTACAGCAACTTTAAGTGTATGTGGAACTACCACACTTGGTGGTGCTACCACTATAGATAATACTCTTGAAGTCAGTGGAGTGGCAACATTTGATAATAATATTATTGTTTCTGGTACAGCTACTATAGATGGCCAGTTAAATGCCAATGGTGGTCTTGTAGTCAGCGGAACTTCAACATTAAATGGTGGATTGACGGTTAGTGGTAATGTAACTGTTAGCGGAGATACTTCTTTAAATGGAACTCTCACTGTAAGTGGGACTACTACATTAGCTGCTACAACTATCAATGGTGGATTAACTATAAGCAGTGGGCTTACTGTAAGTGGTACAACTACTTTGAATGGTGCTGTCACAATAAGTGGTAATGTAACTGTTACTGGAACAACAACATTTGGTGGAATTACCAAAATAAACAGTACCTTAACAGTGAGTGGAGCAGTAACTTTTGAAAGTACGTTATCAGTAAGTGGAGCAGTAACTTTAAATGGAACAGCATTAACATCAATAAAACTTGATGATTGGAATACACCAGATGATAATACTGATTTAAATGCAACAAGTACCTATCATGGGTTATGTCCTAAACTTAGCAATGTTGCAAGCGAATATCTTAATGGCCAGGGGGCATGGACAACACCTGCAGGTGGTGGTAATGCAATATATATTGAAGAGAATGCAAACCCTGAATGGAATACTAGTGTAAGCGATGGATACCTTAATTTTGGTCCACAATTTTTACTTACTACTGTTCTAGGTAATTCTTCAACTGTTACTATAGGAGATCCATTAACTCTTGGAGCAGTTAATGCTACATCTATGGTAGTTACTGGAGCATTAACGGTATCTGGTGGAGCAACAATAAGCGGTGGGTTGATTGTTTGTGGAACAACATCATTGGGTGGTAATACAACTATCAGCGGTACACTTACTGTTTCAGGTACAACAACTATTGGTGCATTAGTTGTAAGTGGGACATCAACCCTCAATGGTGCTGTTAACATAAGCGGTAATCTTACAGTTAGTGGGAACACATCTTTAAATGGCACTTTAACTGTAAGTAGCACAACAACAGTTTATGGACAATTAAACGCTAATGGAGCATTTGTATGTTGTGGTACTGCTACATTCCAAGGAACTGGTGGTGGAAATTTTATTGTATGTGGATTGGCTACATTTGGCGGTACTACTTTTCATGTATCAGGTGCAGCTACTTTTGGTGAAACATTTGCAGTAAGTGGAGTTGCAACATTTAATGGTGCAATTAAAACATCTGCAAATATATCTGTTACAGGTGAAAGAAGTTTAACAATGCAGACTAATATTACTTCTGCATTTACATTTTATGATGATGCTGGAACACCTATAGAATATCTAAGGTTCGATTCAACTACTGGTTCTGCTTTAGTAACAGTAGCTCCAACATTTGCTGCAGAAGGATTGGTAAGAATAGGTAACAATGCAGTACATAATTGTTCTTCTTTGACAAGAATATCAAATGCAAGTCTTGAAAATACTAAAAAATATAGTTTATATGTTGATTTATTATCTACTCCAGCAGCAGCAGATACATCTGATAAGATAGGAATAGGTGGATATACTGTTTTAAACAATACAAATGTTAATGGTGCTTGTTATGGGTTACAATTTGGGCCATATGTATCAGGTACAACTGGTGGTGCAGTTGCCAGTACAACTACATATGGAATACAGACTTGGGGTGCTAGATCATACAATGGAACTTTTAGAACATTAAATAATATTGCATTAGACCTTAATCATTGGATAAATGATACAGCTGGCGTATTTCAGGCAGCTAATTCATATGGATTAATGATAAGGGATTCAGCAGTATTGGGAACTGGTGGATATATTACTAATCAATATCAAGCATATTTTTATGCACCAACAAAAGGAACTAATAATTATCAATTAGTATTGGCAGGTACAAATACAGCTTCATGTGGTCTATGGTTTAATGGTGTAGGTGGATTACATATTGGAGCAACTGCTAGTTCATATCTTTATGTTAATACAATTCCACAATCAACAACAACTACAGATCCATTATATTGGGATTCAACAAATGGAACTATCCATAGAGTAACATCATCAAAACGCTTTAAGAAAAATATTGAACCCTATGATTGTGAATGGTCAAAGATTTTAGAAGTACAACCAAAAACTTTTACTGGTCTTGGGGGTGAAAAATATTCTCTTGGATATATTGCTGAAGAGATAGAAGAATTAGGGTTAGACTATTTGGTTAATTATGACAAGGATGGTCTTCCTGAATCACTTAATTATATGAACTTTAGTATTTATGCAATTGAAATGATTAAAAAACAGCAAAAACAAATTAATGAATTAAGAAAAATATTATGTGACAAAAAAACCTAAGAAACCCAAAAAACCTAAAAAGGATAAAGAAGTGGCTTGGACACAGATTAAGCAAGATGTATTAAAAGATTTAATTAGAGAAAGAATAACAGTTGAACAAACTCCAAAACTTTCAGAAGAATGGCTTTTGTCAAGAACATTATTACAAATATTAAATATATATTTATCAGATGCTATTAAGCAGAATATATTAAATGATTTAATTGATGATAAAATTGCTTATTTACAAAATGTTCAAACTATTAATACTGATGAAAATATATCTTTACAAACTACTATTGATCAAGGATTGTCTTTAAAGGAATAATATGGGGCTACAATTAATGCTACAGGATAAAAGAACTAAATATATAGCTGATTTCGAGAAGAATAGCAAGAAAATAATTGATTTAAAAAATGAATATGATCAGCTTATTGTGCTTAACGAGCAAATCAGGGGTAAAATATTAATGCTTGATGAATTGTTAAAAGAACAAGCTATTCAGGAGTAACAAAATGAGACAAACATTGGCACAGATGAGAAATGATTTAAGTACATGGGTTCCAGGGTTTACTCCTACAGAGATTGATAATGCCATTAACAGGGCATATTCAGAATTGTCTTATATGTACCCATGGTCCAAGTTTGATGCTGAATTTAAGTTTGCCACAAAAGAATACGTAGAAACTGGTGGTGTTATTTTCAGTGCTGGTGGAACAAACATCGATGCTGCTACAAATGTAAGTGCTGCATGGGGAACTTCTGCTGGAGGAACTACTCTTAATTTTGCTGGTATGTTTGTTAAGAAGTATGATGAAGCTGCTTACTATGTAATAACATCAAATACATCTATAGCTCTTACTATAACAGAAGCATATCTTGGGATAACAACTACTGCTGCTTCATCTTCTGGTGACAGCTATTCAATATTTAAGCATATATATGCAATACCTACTGCTGTAGAAACAGTAATACACATTATGCATGACAGCTATCTGGAAGAGATGACTACTTCTACTTTTGAAAAGGTTGATCCAGATCTGCAATCAGAAGGTGAACCATCAAAGTGGAGAAACGTAGGTGTAAATTCTGCAGGAGCTACACTCATACAGATCTACCCAGCTAAAATAGATGGAGTCTATGAGCTTAGGGGAAGGGGGAGGCTACGACCAGAAACACTTATTTCAACAACTACTCCATTACTTGACAGTTATCTTATTAACTGTTTTGCTCAGATTGATCTCATGCAGAGAAAACGCATGATCAATCCTGCTACTATTTCAGATGACATGCTTAAGAATGCATATACTAAGGCATCTTCAGCATTAGACAATGCTCTTGCGCATGACTGGAGAGCAAGAACACATGCAAAATATACCAGTGATAATTTTTTTAAATCTTATTTCAGAGGACAGAAATGGTATGTTAGTCATGATCCATGGGATGCATTATATTAAGGAGATATTATTATGCCTGGGTTAACTAGAACAGCAGTAAGAACAAGGATACGCCATCTATTGGCAGAACCAACTGCAAGACACTTTACAGACAGTGCAATAAACACATGGATTAATGATGGAGTGAGAGATGTAAGTATAAAGACATTTTGCAATACTGTTATAGTTACTACTGGCATAACTACCACAAGCGGTATATCTACTTATTCATGGCCAAGTGCTATGGGTACGGTTGGATTGCAAACATCCATCGCAACACTTGGCATTAAAACTATTGTTACAAGCAATAATATATCTCTTGATTATATTACACCAGAACAGATAGGAAGAGTTGCTGGAATAGGATCTGATCAAATGAAGTGGACTTGCTGGAATGAAAAGATTGTTCTTTCACATGTCCCTACTGCAACGTTAACTCTCATACCCTATATATGGATAGAAGGAAGACAAACAGCTCAAGGAACTCTCAATTTGCCAAATATGTACCATCACTTAGTAACTATGTATGGAGTATACATGGGGCATTTAAAGAGGCTTGAACTTGAACTGGCGCAATCTGTTTATAATATGTATATACAGGAACTGAACAGAATTATTTCTCAGATTAATACACATTATATTCCAGAACCAATGAAAGAAGGTATACAGGACATAGGTGAAACTCCTTAATGGCTGATAAATCATACATAAATATTGCTCCACCGTTTTCTCTCAATACTCATCTGGACGAAGCAAGTCCTGAAAGAGCAGCAGGTGGATTCAGTATATTAAAAAATTATATACCAGATGAGGAAATACTGGTAACGAGAGAAGGAATTACTGTATTTGCTCATACTCCATGGACAACAACAACTCCTGGTCCATATGACCCATCATCAGATCCTGATTGTATATGTTGGATACGATTTGAAGAATCTTCCGTAAATACTGGAACTATAATAAATTTAACTGCCGTTGAAAGTATAGATGATGAAATACAGGGAGTTGGATGGTGGAATGTAACTGCGAATAATAGCATATCTCCGACTCTGACATGTAAGGAAGGTACTGGAGCATGGTATACCGATTACTATTATCCTATACCTCCAGGACCTGGATTATGGTTAGGGGTTTTTAAGGAATACTGTGCTCTTGAAACTATAAACTTTCCTGGATATACAGATGGTAAGCATAGCTTTATCATGGCAATGTGGTTGAGAATGTTATACATTGATAGTGCAAATAAGACATTGTATATTTCCAGAACTCAAAATACTAAGCCAGGCGGATTTATTATAGGAATTTCTTCAGCTTCAGGAAGCAATCACTTTTATGCAACAATAGCCGACTCAGTTGGAATCACGAGAACTGTTTGTGCTGAAACATCAATACAGATTGGGACATGGTATCATGTTGCATTGTGGAGTTCTGTTAATGTTGGTAATTCTGGACTTGTTGTTTATGATTCAGTTAACGATACTGAAACAGCAGCGACCTGTTCTCCTGCATTAGTACATGCAGGACAATATTCTTCAGGTACAACAAATAATCAGGGTATACAAATAGCACCTTCTTTTAGAGCAGGGAGAGGCCAGATTGATGACTTTATAGTTTGTGTCGGTGATCTCATTACTCAAAATTCTTTTATTGATAAAATAGGAGAAATGCGTGACAGTGATAGATGGTCACCAGCAAACGATTTCACTTCAGACAGCGATGTTGTTGCACTATGGAAGTTTGACGGAAATTATGTTGATTCGATTAATGCTCAAAATCTTTCAACTCCTGTTGCTCCATCTTTTAATTATATTGGAGCAGAGGGAATTTCATGTTTAGAGGTATGCGCTGCATCATCACAGAGGGCTGAATTAGCAGATGGAAGTTTACTCCCATCTTTTCCAGGTCAATCAACTGGAAGTGAAAAAGATTTTTCAGTCTGTTGTTGGGCAAGACCCAAAGCGATAGGAGCATCAACACAAGGAATTGTTACTAAATGGGATTCAGTAGCAGGAGGAAGGGCATGGGCTATTTCAATGAATTCATTTGGTGATGCAAGATGGCAAATAGGCTCTGTTGGAGATATATCATATACTGTTTCATCTGATGCATCTATGGTTATTAATAACTGGTATCATATAGGATGTACTTATAAAGCATCTGATAATTCTATGGTTATGAGAGTAAGGCATGAAGATGGCACTTTGTTGGGAGGGCATAATCATACAGGAACTGCTCCAGGCAATAATACTATGAGTACACATGCCCTACAAATTGGTAGGATTAATCAAACTTCACCTGCCAATAATTTTACGGGGAATATAGACGAAGTAGTGGTAATCAATAGATTACTTACAGATGCTGAAATAGATAAAATATTTAACAAGACATATTCATAATGGCTATTGAAAAACAGTATATAGAAATAAAAATAGACTTAACGCTCAATACTGATAAGAACGGTACAGCAGATATGCGTAAGCCGAATGAACTGCAAATACTAAAAAACTACATACCAGGAAGGGGAGCACTTAGAACAAGGAAAGGTATTACTGTATTCTCACATTCACCAAAACCGTAGAGGGGAATTATGGCTCCTATAGCTACATCTGAAACAACAATAACTGCTTTATATAAATACTACCATAGTGACAGATCTAAATTTGTTCCTGCCATAAACTCTGCTTCTGAATATGCAGATGAGTTTTTTGCAGTAACAGTTCATTCTGATTATGTGGCAAATTCAAATGGCCAGACAATAATAAGGTTTACACAGGATACAGCTAATACATGGTTGAGTTATTCATTACGAGATACTTCAGATTCTGCATCTCCTGCTGTTATCTCTGGAACTACTATAGGTGATCTTGAACAGTTTGGCAATAAGATATTTTATAGTAATTATGAAGATGAAGTAAAAATGGCAAGGGTAAGAAGGTCAGCTGGCGATACTGATTGTAATTATCTCTTTAAAGCTGGTATCCCAAATCCCAATGCCACTAAGATAATATCGAGGTCTGATGAAACTGCTCAATGGACATACAGCGCTGGTGGTGGAGCAGGTTCTGCAAGTATTGACAGAAGTCCAACGCACAGATTATATGGAGATGCTGCTTTAAGATTCTCGCAGGAGTCTGACAGCGAAACTGCTACAATGACTTATTCTCCAGAGTCTACGTTAAACTTAAACTATTTTGATGATGGTTCATCTTCTTCTGCTACTGATTTCATATCTTTTAATATTTACAGGTATGACAAACAAGCTATTAAATCACTAAGTATTGCTTTCAGCTCTGGTGGATGGACTGATTATTTCTGGTGTCCCATAGCAGAAGCCCCTGACGATGCCTTGAAGGATGAGGAAGAATCTGCTGAATGGTCACAGTGGGACTTCCAGCAAAATACTGCCATGAACCAGTGGGGTATCAATCCATATGATAATCAGTTATTCAGATTCAGAATAAGAAAGCAGAATTTTGCAATGGTTGGATCTCCTGGTGGATGGAGCGCAATCAATGCAGTGCGACTCTCTCTCGAAGGAGACAGTCAGGCCAGTGCAAGCAATCCTGCAATGATTACTTTTAATGATATTACATTACTCAAAACTCCTCCTATAGCAAAATCATATGCTATACAATGGGCTACTTTTGAAGAGCAAGATCCTAATTCAAGTTATGGATGGTTAACAAATACTGCAACATATACTAAAGCAACGTTCAATAGAAGGATGACTAAAGAAGGAGTATCATGCCTGGTCATATCTGGTGGACAGAGCACAGCTCATTGCAGTATTGAATTCGATACAGGGCAGGATTTTGTTACCTTTGCAGATGGTGTTACTGCAAATACAGCATGTGTTCTTAGTATGAATTGTGGATGGAAAGGACTTGATGCAGCTACTGTTGGAGGTGGATGGCCTACTGTTGTATGGGGAAATTTCACTGCTCCACGATTGAGATTCTATTCTGGTGGTCAAGTTTTTGCTGACGGAAATTACATGACTGTTGCATTTGGCATGGGAACTTCTCTTAGGGGAGGGGGTCTTAAGAAAATGACCAGATTTGATCCAGATGGATCATTAAGTCTTAACTGGACAAAAACTGGTATTGGATGTGACTGGACAAATATAACGAGAATTGATGCTTATGGTCCACGATGGTTAGCTGGAGCAGCAGGATGGTCATTTTATGTTGATGATTTAAAGCTTGAATGGCCCAAAGCTGCCAAGATCGTAAACGCATTTGAACCATTAGATCTCATAAGTCTTGATGCAGTTGATCAATTTGCAGATACAAATCTAAAGGATTATGCATGGGTAGCTGATCTTGCTACAGATGTTGCAGAGTTTGTTTTAAAATCAACTAAGTATAAAACATATGGATATGGACATGCAACATATCCTGATTATAATCATTCGTCTCTTGGTATCGCTGGATGTACATTACGTGTATATGGATCTAAACCGTTTGGTATGACCATACAAAGAGATCCAGTTGCCTTTGGTGGTGACATAGGAATAAATCTTGATGAATATAAAATACCAGTTGTAAACATACCTCCTTCATGGGATTGGTCCAATGATGAATTTGGCTTTATTAAATACGAAACTATTCCAAGTCAATTAAACGATAAGTTCAGGATATGGATAGCATCAGAAAAACCCGAACAGGTATCTGAAATAAAGATACGTCTGCATGGAAACAACGCAAGCAATGCAGACTTGAATAATTACTGGGAATATACAATCACTGGACAAGAGCTTCTCTCTGCTATGCAAATAAATCCAGCTAACCTAAAACAGGGAGGACAGGAATACTTAAGGGAAATAGCTAAAAAGTCTGGAGGAACTTTACCAGAAGGGGTAGAAGATGTTGTAAAAGCAGACAGGATAGTAAGAGCGCTGCAGAATTATGAACAGTTAGATAAGAGCAGCCTTTTATTCCTTACAAATTATTTTACACATCCCTATAATCAACAGGAAGTACAGGGCCTTATAAAACACAGCATGCAGTACCTTGGACGTGATAGAGGAGGTTGGCCATCTGCCATATTTGAATGGGATAAGAAAGATATGCTTCTTGTGAGAAGTGGAGAAGCTGGCAAAACTCCTGCATGGACAGACATAAGAGGCCATACATTTGAAGTTACTGGAACTGGTAATGAAGCAGTAGTGTGCTTTGATAACTTCACAATGATGAATTATGGATCGCTTAAGGGAGAATATTATTACAAGGTTGCTGTAGAAGATGAAGAAGGATATATGTCCAATACTTCCGAACCATCTGAAAAGATAATTGTTGATAATAAGAATGTTCTTTTAACAGATATATTTGTTCCATCAGCTGGAGAACAGGAACGTGTTGAGTCTAAAAAGATATTCAGGCTGGGTGGAAAATCATCTACATGGAGACATGTTGGAGATCTGGCTGTAGATAAGAATTCATTTTTTGACCAAAAGAAAGAGGAAGACCTAGGACTGGTTATGCCAGAAGACTCTTTTGCTCCCCCAAAAGCCAAAGTCATGAAGGCTATTGGCAATAATATGTATTATGGTAACTGTATAAGCAGACTTGGAGAAACATTTCCCTATCGTGTTTATGTAAGTGAACCATTTTGTGGATACAGAGTAAATGATTTTAGCAGTGTCGATGTACCAGAAACAATGGGTAATGGGGTAACTGCCATAGATCAGTATTACAACCATATAATAATATGGACATCTCATGGCATGTGGTCAAGTACTATGGGTCTTACTACTCCACCAGTATTCAGATCTGATAAAGGATGCATAGCAAGAAGAAGTGTAGCGCAGTGTGACAGGGGATTGATATGGCTTTCACGTGATGGATTAATGTTGGGAAATATTTCTGGAGTTGATGATACTTTCTTTCTCCCTATTAATAATATATTTGAGAGCTATACAGAAAAGCAGCTATCAAATGCAATAGGATTTGTGAAGGATAAATACTACTATCTTTTTTATGACCAAACCAACAGAAAAGGATTGTGTTGTTATCTTCCAGGCCAACAGTTCAGTGAATTGACTGGAACAGCTGACGCAACTGGCCCTTTTGATGTTCATTCGGTATCACTCTGGAGGGGTGTATCGGATGAGGACAAGATATATTATGGGAGAAGCAACGGTGAAATATATACCATGTTTGACGGTGAAACAGATAATGGTACAGCTATATGGACACATTTAAGGACAAAAGACTTTACAGACCCTGGAATACAGTTTGATAAATCATTAGCTGCATCTTACTGGTCAATAGCAAGTTTACATACAGCAACATATACTCCTAATATAACTCCTGCTGTCATATGCAATCAGAGTTCTGTTGATACTATGCCTACTATATCTGCAACATCCACAGCATTCAGATCATTTGCAAGCAGAGCAATACAGGGAGACTATGGACAGTTTATAGGAGTAGAAGCTAAAGGAACAGACAGGCATAAAATATCTCAGATCACAATGAAAATAGTTCCGAAACCAGATAACGAATATTTCAATGACTAATTTCCCAAGCGAAAAACTGCCAAAAGAATATAACCAGGATGTTTTCACAAGAGCATTTGAAGATGTCTATAAGAATCTAGGAACTATTGATACTGAAGCACAAAAACAGATCAATGAAATTATAGAAGCACTTTCTAATCTTGATACTTCAGTTGAGAACTTTCAGCAGGATTACAAGCAAAACCTAGTTAGTCAGTCTGGACCGATGCCTGTCCCAACTGGGCTACAGATAAGAAAAATACCAGGTGTCCCTCTGGTTATTATGTGGTGTGATCCAGTCCCTGTTTTTAAATATCCTTATGTTGGAGGATTTCAGTTCTTTGCTTCTCCAGAAGAAAACTTCACAGCATTAGATGAATGCGCTTATGTAACTTATACTGGAGCATGTACAGCTGGAGCAGCAGGTGATAATCTGGTTGATACATCAAATATAACAACGACAACTCTTCCATTGCTTGGTACAAAATATACTGGTATCCCATTCTGGTCAGATATGAATCTTGTTGCAGATGCTGTCAATATTACTAATATCACTAAGGACGAATCTGGTTCAGTAACAGCATGGGATAAAACAACTCCATGGCAAATTACTTGTCCTCTTTCTGGAGGAGCAGTATGGGCAAGTGGTGACAAGTATCAATTTTCAGTTAACAGAAATAAGAATATGATAGGGCAGGGACCTCTCCCATTTGCCTTTAAGATCATACCTCTTCTAAATTTTTCCGATAAGAAATGGGATAGATATAGCTATTATGGGAAAGCACGATTTTACAGCAGGGCAGTTATTCCTAAAAATAGAAGGGAAGGACAGTTAACATGCGCAAGCACTACTGCATTTGATGATCAGGAGCTTACCACTCCAACAAATATTAATGCAGTTGCATATGAAGAAAACTACTATATATCTGTTGACTGGGACAAAGGCCATGAAGAGGGTGATGCTTTTGGGGGGTATAGATTATATAGAACAACAGCTGTTACCACTGCTTTACTTGATGATGATACTTATCTTATAGCTGATGGATTGCAAAATGAAGAATATATAGACCATGGATATGATGCAAGTCTTTACACTAATGGTCCATCAGCTGGAGCTACATATTATTATTGGGTAAGGGTATACGATACTGGTGGTTATCAAAGCGATGCTGATGGTCCTGATGATGCGATATTAACTGTACCAGCAGCTCCTACATTTTTATCTGGTGCTGAGGAAGAAAGCACTGGTTATGGTAATTTAAAAAACTGGGTAGTCCAATGGAAATCTGTTGGTGGGGCAATGGGCTATAATGTAAAGTATAAACTGCAAGCAGGAGACTATACTCCAGCAACCTATGTCCCCCACACTACTCTATATGGTCAAGATGCAGGAGACGATATACAGCAATTTACTTTTGATGGCCTAGAAGCTGGGAGAACATATACGTTTGGGATACAGTCTGTTAATAATCTTACTGTAACTGCTTTGCAGTCTGCTTTTACTGAACAGGATTATACTATAAAGAATGCAGCTGTTCCACTCCCCCCTTTCTAGGAGGTTCTATGGTAAAGAATGAAGACATTACACTTAAGTATATTGAGGAACTTGAAGATCCAAGATTATTATTTCAACAAGTTATGTTTTATGCAGACTCAACTAATAAAAATCCATGGGCTTGCATGGGATATGTTTTCAATCAAAACAATCATACGATTGTAATATGTGAAGATAAGAAAGTTATTGGCTATATAAGCACAACTGTGTTGGAAGATGGAAAGCTTTTTATACATCACGCATCATGTAAATATGGTGTTGTCGATAAACCAAAACTTTTAGATGATATGATAAAAATGATAGGTAAGAAACTTAATCATGAATTTCCAATAGCAATAATGGAAAGTGATAGAGCGCAAAGAGCGTGGGAGAAATGGGGATTCAGCCCATCTAAGACTGTTCTATACGAAAGAGAGGTAAAATAAAATGGGAGGAAGCACATCATACAGCAAATCAGGGTCACGGTCTTCTTCGAAGCCAGTCCTTTTGCCTGAGCAGAAAAGAATATGGGATTTTCTTACTCAACAATTAATCCCACAAGCTCTTGGAAAGGAAACAGCAGCAACACAAATAGCAACACAAAGAGCAAGGGATGAAGGTGCAAATATTTTAAATATGCAGCAGCAGCAAATTAATCAACTTGCAACACAGGGATTTGGCTCTGCACAACGAGCACGACTTGTATCTGAAGCTCAAAATAATGCACTACAAAACACATTACAGAATATATTAGCACAAAGACAGGCAGCACAAATGCAAGGGTTCCAATTGTTACAGGGTCTTCCAATACAACCCAGTCAACAATCAAAGTCAAAAAGTTCTGCTATCGGCATAGAAACTGCTGGTGGAGTTTTCGGTGGTTCAGGTGGTGGAACAAACGCTACAACTGGTTCATAAAAGGAGATTACTGTTATGGTTGAGGAAAATAAAAAAACTAAAAAAACGTCTGATAAAAAAACTACTAAGCCATCAAGTGCAAATGCTGATAGTACAGGAAGAAATGCTGGCATAGCAGAAACTATAGTTCGCAATCAGCAGCAACAAGACATTGAGCAAGTTGATAGGATTAATAGAGCATTGGGAATGCCTCCTGCAACAGCACAAGGAGAAGGAGTAATTCCTCAACCAGCAGACCAAACACCACTATCAAATTATGATGTCAATGCATCTGCTCTTGGTTTGCTTCCATCACAATACAATGCTGTTAATTCTCCAAATGCATTCGATTTAGCAGGGATCACTCAAGAACCAACCGTTTCTCTAGCAGAACAAAATCAACGACCAGGTTTAGGAAAGACTATACTTGCTGGTACATTAGGAGCTTTACCCATTGTGGGACCACTTTTCAGAGAACCTTGGCGCAGAGCAGAGCAAGCGTTTAATGAAAGAAAAGCTAATGACAAAGTTCTTGTTGACAATGCTCTTAATTTGCTAGATTCCAATCCACAGGCTGCTGGTGAAATTATGAAAGCTCCTGGTGTAAAAGATGCTTTTCAAAGACACTTAAAGCTAAGTCCTAAAGATGTAGAAGCATATAGTGAAATAGCAAAAAATCTACCAATATCTACAGCTGACTTAATAAGAGCAAGCCAAGCTGAGTTCGGAGTAGATGTCGGAGCAGGTAAAATAACCAGTGCTCCTAAAGGGGAAAGAGAAAGACAGGGAGTAATAAGAGATAGTCTGGAAAAGAGATATAAAGATTTGGGTCTTGATCCAAAAAAAATTACAGACCTTGATGTTGCTACATGGGATGCCTCTTCGCAGCAAGGTAAAGATATGTATCAGATGCAAGCCACACGAGAAGGGATAGGATTATATAATAGAGCAACTCGAACAATGACAAATATCACTCCAGAATCATTGAAATCAAGTCACATGGAATTACAACCCATAAAAGATGCTGATGGTTACACTGTTGGATATACTCTCATCGATCTAGATGATGGTGATACGCACCAGGAAATATGGTTTAGCCATATGATAGACGATTTAAAAGAACAGCTAGCTCAAGAAATGAATTTAACTCCAGAACAGGCTGCTACTGATCCTACCATACAAGATAAAGCAGAAAAGAGTTTTTTCGGAATGATTAAAAATTTATTCAAGGGCGGTATGAAAGCAATGTTTGATGAAGGTTCAGTGAAAAGAGGAATTGCTGGATCAAGAACTCCATTACCATCTCAAACAGAGCAAGCTGCACCTAAAAAAACCAAGCGACAAATGAGTGCTGAACAAGAAGCTCAATCTCTTCTCTAGGATAAAATTATGCTTAGATGGTCTGAAATAAAAAATACAGATACATTCAAAAATTCTGATAGAGAAACCAGGGAAGTAATGCGTACCAACTGGTTAAAGAAAGCAGAAAAGAATGTAAGCAAAGATGCTTTTTCGATACTTCAGGATAAAGTGATAGCAGATGATATTATGTCTGTTCCTGTTGGTGGTATTGAACCAATGCAACGTGTTGCTCAAACTCCACAGGTAATCCAAAATCCAGAACCATTTGATATTAATCTCAATCAGATGGCAGGGTTGCCTCAAGGAATGGATGTTAGAGGTGCAGCACTTTCACCTCAAGAACAACAGCCACCAGCAGAAATGCAAGAAGATACACAAGTAAGACCACTTGCGCAAAGAATGCTTGGCAAAGTATTATCCATGGCTCCAGGCACTGGTGTAATCAAAGCTCAGGTTGAAGATCCAAGCAGGGGAGTATTTAAGAATGCACTAATAGGAGCATACAAAGACTTCCTGGAAAAACCCATTGAAGCACTCAAAGCATATGGAGTTCCACAGACTGTATTACTTGGTGGTCAAGAACTTACAAAGAAAAAGTTAAAGGAGACTGAAGACATTCCAATACCTAAAGATCCCATAGGAGTGCTTGGCTATCTTATAGGAAAACAGTTCAGCCCTGGGAAAGCACTTGATGCACTTAATGGTTTAGTTATGGGGGGTAAGGAAAATGTTACTATAAACGATCTCAATAAACAAGTAACGGGAAAGACACTCCAGGAAGAGCATGGCAAGATTAAAGGTACGCTAATTGATATTTTAGGAACTGCAGCATCAGATCCTGCAATGGCAGTTGACTCTTATCTTGCTATGGCTAAAAGTGCTAAATCAATGAAATCCATTATGAAACTTGCTACAGAAGTAGTAAGGGATGATAGCATACAACAGTTAGCCAAACGAGAACCAGCAATACAAAAGAGCTTAGTCCTCTTAAGGGATTCATTGCCACCACTTAGAGGAAAAGGTGGAGGCATTATACAAGGAGCAGGAAAACAGCCAGCAGGAGCATTACCTGCTGCTAGAGTAATTGCCTTACCAGATAAAACAAGACCAATAGTACAAGGTGCTGGGAGACAAGCAGTAGCAGCACTGGAAGCTGTTACTCCATCTGGAAGAAAAGCAGCTGCGGAAGAAGGAAGCAAGATATTGCGTAAAGCTTCTGTACCAGGAGCACAAAGTGCAATCCCTCCTATTGGTGTATCGCAAGAAAAATACCTTGCAGATCTTGCAGCTAAAAAAGCCTTAAAACCAAAAAAGACAACAACGCTTCCTTTATCTGTTTCTGAAGCCATAGCAAAGCCAACCGTTAAAACATTGTCTCCTAAAAAACTAAAAAGCCTTGGTGATGATGCAAGTAAAAAGCTTATGGTACAGATAGAAAGTGGTGGTGTACAAGAAATGTATGGAAAAGGCACTTCTGCAACATATCGTATCAAGATGGAAGGAACTAAATATCCTATTGATGCTACAGTTTCAATGAAAGACTTGTCTGAACAGGGAAGTGATGCAATAGTTACAGCCATGCGCAGTGCTATGAAAAGATTTGCTGTAGAACAAAATAAAACATTGCCTAAAAAGAAGACAGGTGAACTCATAAAAGATGCTAAAAAAGCAGTTACTGATATATTCGGAAAGGAAAGGGGATCTTTTTCTACTGGTAAAAAAACTCCACAGCAAGAAGCAGCAGAAGAACGTCTAAAAGCGATATCAGAAGAACTTATCAAACGATTCAAAAAAGCAGGAACAAAGAAGTTCAAAGACTTCAGGACATTTCTTACAGAGGCAGCACATCTAACTCCAGAAGAAGCAGCAATGGTAATGAGACAAACTACTGAAGGTGGTAAACAGGCTGTTCCTTCTGAAATAGTTGCTATTATGGATGGAGCTACGGATGATGTCCAAAAAGTTGAGCGTGTTTTAAATGCATCTGAAGCAGAAAGTAAAAGAATATATAAACAGGATAGATCAGTAAAAAAAGCTTATGAAGCACTTAAACGTGCTACTGTTGATGTAAGTGGCAATATAAAAAGCAAACTCTTAAAACTAGCTGGTGATGAGGGAAGGTCTGCTGTAATAGCTCATGATTTAACCAGGGGAGCTAAAGCCAAAGCTGGACGTATTATAGATGAAGCAAGTAAGGAAATTTATAAAGGGTTATCCAAGGAAGAAGAAAGAATATTAAATAAGATGATTGTAGTCAACAGAGAGCTAACTATAGCAGGATATAAACCTGACTTCAAACATCTTGGTGGATTACCTCCAGAAGCTTTCAAAAAGTATATGAATAGCATACCTAAAGAAATAAAAGATAAGCTTCAGGGGAGAATGGATGCTTATTCTAAATTAATGCGCAAACAATTGATCGATCTGTATAAAGGAGGATTAATATCTGAAAAAGAATTAAATGCAATGGTAAGTAAGGGTGATTATTCACCAAGGAATTTATTAAAATTTGTAGATCCTGATAGGTCATACCCAACACTTGGAGGTAAACTAACTACTGTTCCTGATAGCGGAATAAAAGCATTGAAAGAGGGTGATTATGGACTTCTTGAGACTGACTCAAGAAAGCTAATGCACCAAGTAGTTACACGCACACAGAGTAGGATAATGCGTAACAACGCTAATAAGGAATTATATAAAGTTGCTCAAAATATTCCTGATAACGGTATTGTACGTCTTGCTGGTATAAAAAAACAGGCAAAAACTGGAAAACTCTTCTATGAAACAGCTCCTCCAGGCCATGAAAAATTGAGTGTTATGATTGATGGGAAAAGAAAAGCACTCATTATGCCAAGTGAACTTGCAAAAGAATGGGTAGAAAATGATCCAATAGTAAATGCTGCTGTAGCAAATGTAATTGGATGGGCAACTGGAACTAAGCTGTTGAAAGCAATGGCTACTGGACTTAACCCAGAATTCGCTTTAACTAATATCCCAAGAGACCTGGCACACATATGGTTAACTACAAATGAATACTCTAAGCATCTAATAAAAGCACCATTTGAAATAGGAAGAGATATAGCTTCTGTAGGATGGGATGCCATTAGGAGAAAGGGTCAGTATCTTGATTATATAAATGAAGGTGGCGGTATGGAATTTCTCACTCATCAGGGCAAGATAGGACCACTCGGAAAACTTGGGAAATGGCTTGGTTATGTGGGAGAAACATCTGAAATCATGACACGTCTTGCACTACGTAAAAGAGCTATGCGCAATGGTAAAACAGCACAAGAAGCAACATGGATTGCTCGTAACTATCTTGACTTCAGCCAAGGGGGGAATTGGGCAAAAGGGCTTGATAGTGTAGTACCATATCTTAATGCAAGTATTCAAGGAACAAGAGGAATAGCAAGAGCAGCAACTACTAAAGGTGGAAGAGCAGCATTCACATATAAAGTAGCGCAGCTGGGAACATTCGCATCTGGATTATATTTAGCTAATAAAATAAGACATCCAGAAGCATGGGATTCTGTACCAGCACGTGATAAAGTTAATAATTTTATTTTTACTATTGATAGGCCATATAAGGATAAAAACGGTGAAATAAGATACCCCTATATTAAAATTGCTAAAGACCAGGGGCAAAGGGCAATCGCATCGGTATTCGAGGGTCTCATGGCTAAGTTCATGGGAGAAGAGGTTGACGGAGACCAAATACAAATGTCATTGCAAGATTTACTCCCATTAATTCCAACGGGATCATTACCTCCAGTATTAGATGCCTGGCTTGGTTATGCTTCCAATTGGGATTTTTGGGCGCAAAAAAACATATGGAGAGGACCAGAAGTTCCTGAACAAATGGAATATACAAAATATACCAATCCAGGGTTTATTGAGTTTGGTAAAAAGACAGGGTTCTCACCAGAAAGGACTAAATTTGCACTGCAACAATTTTTTACTTATGGTAATATTTATACATCTTTGATTGGTGCTGCTGGAGATAAAATATTTAACAGTCTTACACCAAAGCAAAAAGAAGCTGAGATGGATGCATTGAGGCAAAAACCAGGTTTCAGAAAAATATTAAAAGCGACTGATCCCTATACTCCATTTGAAAAAGAAGCAGAAAAGAAAAAATTGGATGAACAGGGAAGAAGGTATGAGCAAAGGATGGAACTTGATCAGCGTGTCAATACATGGCTTGACAATAAAACTCCTGCAAATGAAAAAGCGCTTAGGGATTTTATCAGTCAACAGGATGTTACTGACAGGAAAAGACTTCGAGAGAGGGTTAAATATGCAAGGAGTACTTATAAATTAAGAGATAGGAAATGGTGGATGACCCTTCAATCAGCATCACCAGAAGTAAGGGCTAGAATATATTTTAGTAGATACAGAGTGGCTGACAGAGCTGAAAGAAAAAGGCTTGAACAGCAGTCACGTAAGCTCCCAGGTCTTACAAGCGCACGCTTTGCCAGGGAGTTACGCAAACTGCAACAGGAGGAGAAAAAGAATAAAATGGGTGGCTAACCCATTAGTCTGGCAGAATTGCCAGAGTGCTTAAGTCTTCTATATTGTAATATTGTTTTTTAAGTATATTGCCGTCCATCCATTCATGCCTGTACCATAATTTTCTTTTTTTATCATTATCTGCTAATGGCCTTACATCTAAATGGACCCCTGGATTGTTCCAGCATGGATACAGTCCTATTCCAGTAAAGGTAAACTGCATTGCTTTAAATGCAAGATCCTTATATGATAGTGATGGACAATGAAGATCAACTGCTGCTCCTGCAGGATGCCAGCCAGAATCTCTCATTTCCCAACCACAGTGAACAATAAGCGGTTTTTTTAAATACTCCCTAAAAGAATCAAGGTGATAAATTAAAATTACCCACATCTTGTAAGGATCTCCCCAATCTTCAAAAGCATTGAAGTGCTCAACCTTTTCCCACAGCTTTGGGCTGTTCATTGTGTCGTATGGTTTGTAATCTGATATGTCTATCTTCATCCTTCTTAGCCTCACTATCTTTTATATATTCATACATGCCTAAGCAACGAGCACATTCATCCTTTCTCATGAATCCATGAATACATTTAGTGTTCATTTATTCCTCCTTTTTTTAATAACATCAGGTGGAACTCTATATCCAGAAACATTTCTCAATCTGGTATCGTGCTTGGCAAACTCTAAATAAAGTTCTTCAGTAGGATTATCTTCTGCCCCAAATCTATCTAGAGCACGATAATAGTTTGTAACTTTTCTTTTCAGATTTATGAATCTTTCTTTCCAATCAACTTCCAAAGATAAACCTCCATATCAGGCGAAAAAATGAATAACAGCTTTAAAGAAAGAAACTATTATCTCTATTATCTTAGCCACTAATCCAGTAGGCTTGGAAGGAGGCTCAAAGTCAACAGTCAATGTAACTGAATCTGATCTTTCACTTTCATTGTTTGAAACATCATATGCTGTTAATTCAAACTTAATATCGGTAACTGCATTATCTGGAACTTCAATTGAACCATCGTATGAAGTAACATTACCGACATCAATTACATTATTATTGTTGATATACAGTTTATATCCTGCCAAGTCTGATTCTGTATTGGCATCCCATGTTGCCTGGTAATTTACCGTAGCTCCATAAGCTGATACAGTAAACATGGTTAGCATTAGTGAGAACAGTATTTTTTTCATTTTTTTCTTTCTCCTATAATAACGGTATTGTTTTGTCTTATTAGCACTAAATTTTCCTGTGAATCTTTTATTGGTGATGTTTTTATTTTATACCACCTCCCCCTTATTTGGATATCTGCAAAACCATCAAGGCTCCACATATCATAAAAATAGTAAAGCACTTCGAACTCACCTTCTACCACGCCTCCTCTTTCTTCAATTTTGTAATACTTCCCATCAATAATCATGTCTGGATCGCATTCCTGCTGCTCATACATGAGAATTAATGGGTTAATACTTTTGCAATTTAAAAAAACTTTTTCATTGTCTTTTTGTTGTTTATCTCTGAACTCACCCAATAAAAACATTCCCCTTATTTTACTGTAATTAGGGTATCCCTTTATGTTCTTAACATCATGCATAATGGGAGTATGCAAATAATAACTTCTGGTTGAGTTTGCAATCTCTTCAGAAGCAGAAGCAAAGAATGACCTGTTAAATTTCATTGGTGTAGAAGGTGAAACAATAGCTATTTTCTTTTTAGGTACTGTAAAATTACATGTTCCGTCCTTATGATGCTCACATGCAACACATGAATCATACTTAATGATCATGTAAGGATCTTTTGGGCAATCTACACAAATAATCTTTTTTATATTAGACTGCTTCACAGGTGTACTTATGTCATCCTTTGGTTGATACTTAGGAAGTACACGCTTATCTTTTTGTTTCTTTTTCTTTTTTTTACTCATTTTTTATATTGATAACCCAGTCAGGATCATCCTTCCCCTTTCTTTTATAGTCATTGGGAAACATAAAGGCAGCTGTTTCTGCTGGTATAGCTTCCTTAAAATTAAGTGATAAAAATATTTTACCATCTTTCGTTTCTTTCTTCCATCCATTGCCAACAATACGGTATTTTTTTTCTTTATCTGCCATAATTCCTCCTTGCGATTAAAGATAACTTGTGTCTACCTTCTCAAACTCTTTGTTTTTTGGTTTTATCTTCTCCCTTACTTTAGGTTTCATGCCAAGTTTTTCTATAGCACCTATTGCTTCTTCTGTAGTAAGCCCTATCTTTTGACTTTCATCTCTTATCTTATTCACCTCCTGGTCATGTATTGTCATTAGATAAAGTCTAAAATAATCATTTAAAGCTCCATCGGCTAATGATTCATATTCTACCTTGTTGTTTATTTCTGGTATCATCATTTCCATATGTTCCAATATTTTCTTCTTAGCTTCTTTGGATTTTATCTTATTGAATTCATCCATTATCTCCTTATGCTTGCTCTTATTGGAATAAAAAGCAACTACTGTTTCACCTAAGTTTTCGAATAAGACCGATGCCTGATCATAAGTGAGATGTTCAATTTTATCAACGTTAACCATTCCTTTATCACGCAAGAATGAACAAAAACTTTCTGACAACAAGTTAAAACCTGTATCTTCCATTAAACTAACTAAAGCAGATAATTGTACCTCAGCATTTTTTTTAAAAACAATATCTTCTTCCTCTGTTTCTTCACTATCAACATAATCGTGCTGATTAGTTGCATCTGAATCCTTACAATCGTCAAGTCCCAAAAGGTTATTCCATGCTCTTTTACATGCATAACTTGAAGCACTGCCCGACAACTGGGGAGAATCCATTCCCTTTCTACTATCGTCTTCTCTCGCCCATCCTTCCACCCACATACATCTCGAAAGACTTTGATCATCAGTGACAGAAAGCTTACATACTTGGTAATTAAATTTTCCTACATTTTCAACTCTATCGCTGGCATAAACATAAACACCATGTTCTGCAAGCAATGGCTTGGCAGCAGTCCAAATATCTTCTGCACTCCTATAATTATATTTCCCAAATTGGTTCCATCTGCTTTTAGGTACATTTATTCTACTCCCAACCTCTATCAAAATTTCAACTAATGATTTTTTATCTCCCATCGTCTTCCCTCCCTAAATGGTATAGCCAGTTCTCAAACATCAAATCGTTAAATAAGCGATCAATATCGCCATGACTTGTATCATAATTTTTGTTAAACTCTTCAGTTCTTTTTATGAACTCTTCCATTTCTGGATCTATTTCCATTTCTTTTTCCTCAGATAATCAAATTTTTTATCATCATTATATACTTTCAATAACGCAAGAAATGTATCGAAATGATCACTTAATGTTTTAGCAGAAAAATAATATTCCCTTACCTTTCCCTCATATGGTTGTAAGATAATACCATCAAGGTTATCACTTGTCAAGCCATTTTCTATAGCTAAATTATTGTAAGCTGAAAGCTGGAGCATACAGGTAAATTCATTTACAAATCCAGTCTTTACATCTACTATTTTATTTGCTATAACATCTGGAGTACCTCCATACTTGTATTTTCTTGATACCAGAGGTTCTTCTATTGCTATTATATTGAGAGGATTTTTTACAAGCCATTTCTTAAGATCTGCAAAGAGCAGCAGGGCTTCATCTCTCTGTTCTATTGTTGCCTTGGAGTAATCAGGGTCTGGTTGCATTCTATCTATATGTTTGCTCCAGAGTGCATGAGTAAGTGTACCAACTGCTCCACGTGCATCACGTTCTGCAACCCAGTATTTGGGAATATGAATAAGCTCACCATCACAGTATTCATAGTTAACTGCTAATCTTTGCGCCCAATCACAGAGGTTATTAATCTTTTCATTTCCCCCCCATTGGTTAATGGGAGTGGTCGTTCCTGGTACTTTTTTATCACCTATTTTATAAGCTGGGGGTCGAGGCATCCTCTTCTTCTTTTCTTGTAAGAATATATTTTTCTTGGTTTTGTTGATCTAACCATTTTAAATGCAGTAAATTATCACATTCGGAGCATTGATCTGGCTTATCTCTATGTTTATAATATCTATAACCATTTCTTTGTTCGTATTTTCCACAATCACAACGTACAAGCCATAATTGTTCAACTCTTTTACCATAATTCTTTGAATTACGACCCAAGTATCCAACAACAACAGTTTTCCCTCTTCGCATGCCTGTTAAATCCCTGCTCAATCCAGAATGAACCTTATATGTGGCTGGAGGAGCATCATAACTAATTGCTGTATATGTTTTTTTCTTTGGTTTATAATGAATCCCTTTACCAACAACCCTAGCTGCTGTTGCATTAATAGGGACCCTACGGATTATATTTTTCATTTTCCCTCCCTGACAATTCAATAAACATCAGCTTTTTCACCCAATCAACTGATTCTGCCATATTGCAAATGATAAAAAAGTTCTCTTCTGTAGCTTTCATACCCTGTAATTTAGTAATAACAAGATGAAGCCAATTAGGAAGCAATAAGGTATAATTAGGAAATAACTCTCTGCTTGGATGGTGTTCCTGATACACTCTTTCTTTTTTTGCCACGTCCAAAATCCATTCTGTTGAATTTAACAAATTTTACCTTATCCCTCTCTTCTTGAGAGGGGTACACAAACTTAGCACATTCCCTGCATTGTCCCATAGACAAATAGGTAGACTTAGCCATTTCATATGAACACTGCTTATCAGTTAAACGTGCTTTTTTAAAAGAACAATAAAATGTATTCTCTTCCATCCATCTATCCACATCTTCAGACATCTTCTACTTCAAGCTCCTTAAAATAAGGTCCTCTTTTTACAATAGGAACCATCTCATCCCATACTCCAGATCTTCTGGTAGCAGTTATCTTAAGCCAATTCTCCTGAGTTTTAGTCAGTCCTTCTGATTTCTCTTCTCTGTACATGAATATAAGTCCATCAAGCTCATTATACAGTCTTCCAGTATCACGTAATAAGGAATAATTAAGCTCTTTTAATGATACATTTTCCTTTTTAATATGCCATACCAGCCATGTAACAAGATCTCTTGTCCTTGTAAATTCTTTTAATCGTGCAGAAAAATCTGCTGCAACAGCTTGTGTAGATTTGCTGTCCTGCAGATCTCTAACCATTTTTTGACCGCTATCAATAAAAAGAACTTCTATACCATATTTATCTATTGCTTCCTGAGCCTGTTCAAATGTCTTGTCTACATCAAAAGCATATTTAACCCTTGGCAGGTAAAACAATAATTCTTTTTCAAATCCCTCATACTTTTTAAAGAATTCTTTCTCACTCTCCTCAAATGAAAAGACAGCTGAAAGGTGATTCTGCTTAAAGTATTCTTTTATAATAGTGCGCATGAAAGTGCTTTTTCCATGCTTTGACGGTCCTGATAGTACCCACAATTCACCAGGGACTGCTCCCCCCATAAATTTATCAAGCATTGGCATGCCCAAATACAAGGGAGGTTTATCAGGAACATAGGTATCAAGATACTCTATATATTGAAGGGAAGATACTATTTCACCATCTGGATGATTCTTGTCCAGAAAATCTTCTTCAATCATTTTTTTTAGCTGCCTGTACTGCTGTTATTATATCGTCTGAACGTGCAACTACTGTAGTATCTTCAATAGTTAAAGCACAAAACACGTCTCCACCAGCAACAACTTCTATCAGTATAGGCTTGCCAAACTGTATCTTACCATCCTCAACCTTGTAAGCATTAATGTTTATCATGCAAAAACTCTCTTTTTTCTTTGAGAAACTTTTCTTTAAGGGCTGGAGAAACGGATGATGCTGGAGGGGTTGCACCACCCGATTCAAAGGAGAGGCCAGCCCTGGTAAACTTTTCTAGCGGTTCTGATTCTGGAAGGAAATGCCTAAACCCTGGTGTTCTTTTGAAAAACTCTTCTATCCTCCATTTGTAGGTCCATCGTGTATCTGGATGGTGCAATACTTGTGCGTACAAGGTTATAGCTTCTTTGAGTTCATCTTTATCATAACCATCTTTAAGCACTGATTCTATCACTTTAGCCATTACCTTGTCAAGTCTTTTATGTACAATAATATTACTATGGTTCCAATGATTAAAAATCTCTTTTATTTCAAGGTTTTTTGACATAATCCACCACTGCATTGATCATTCGTTCATTAGTTTCATTATCATCAAATCTAAAAGTTGCAGCATTTTTAGGTGTTCTTTTCTTATCATCAAGGCTCCATTTACCACCACGTATAATAATACTCAATCTACCATCAGGGTCGAATTGTGATGAATAATTACTCTCTATTTCTAGATATCCATTAGAAACATTTATAACTTTATGCCAATCTTCAATAGTTATCCTACCATGGCTAAATTTCCTTGTCAAGAATTTTTTCTTTTGATACACGCTTTTGTCGTTTGGATCTTTTAGGCTCATTTTTCTTAGGATCTTCCTTTCTTCCTTCACAGAAAAACAATTTTCTTGTTTTCTCTGTTATAAACCCTTCTAACGATTTCATGAACTTTTTATGATTATACCCTGGATGGTTTGGATTTGACTTGCTACAGGGTTGTTTTTGGTATGGCATATATAATAATCAGAAAAGCATGTCACCGAACTTGCATCCTACCATTGCAAACTGTTGGTCTTGCTATTTGTCATATTTACCATTTAAAAAATTGATCAATGCTTTATAGTATCCGTAATTATAGCCAAGGCAAAATATCAAAACTAACATGATAGTATAAAATATCTTTTCCCACATCATTCCTCCACTGCTTTTCCCAGTCTTTTATCTATTTCCCACATAGCATGGTAATCCAATTGATCTGTCGTGATGGCTGCCTTCCTTCTAGCAGCCCTATATTCTTTCACCAACTGCTTGAGTTCTGCCAATTTGCCATTTGCTTCATTTACCAAATCAAAATTAATAGCATTCATTGTATCACATTTTTCTTCAAGTTCTTTATATTGTGCTTTACAGTCTGCCAGTTCCTGCTCAAGTTTATTGTACTCACTACTTAGAAGTTCAACATTATTATAAAATCTATTAGCACTATCAGTATAGTTTGATTTTGTTTCTCCCATCATTCCTCCTTTACTGGGGCAGGGTCAGTGTTTGTAGTACACCTTTCACAGGTGCATGGTTGCTGTTTCCTAACTATTTCCAATCCATTATTTTCTAGGTGCTTTAATAGAGACGATGCCCTATATAGTCCAGACTGTTTTTTATCAGCAGACACATTCCTATCATCAATGACTTGTGGATATAAAAGCATGTGTGCATCATCTCCCATACACCATTCAGCCAATATGTCTTTTATCTTCATAACTTCCTCCTTTACTGGGGCAGGGTCAGGTTGCAACTTCTTGCCATATTCCTCAGGCATCCCCATCTTCCATTCCCCTCACTCCACCGCACTCCATCACCTGCCCCAATTGTGTGTTAATACCATTCAATTGTATCAATATGACACCTCTTATCCCACCCACCTTCCCTCTCTGCTTTTATACAGAGCAGGTGTCATTACTTACTTTTCTTATTCATTGCAGTAAACAAATAATAAATAAACATTGTAATTAACACTGTCTTAAACGGCTTCTCTTCAATCTGATCCAGGTAATTTTTAAGCATGTTTTCCAGTTTCTGTAAAATCTGTTCCATAACAATCTCCTTTATCTTTTATATTTAACAATATCAAACAATGCAATAATATACGCTATTGCTATACCTGTTATACCTATCATCTTAAATGCCTGTAATACAACAATATCTTCCAATGTCTTTGGTATCAAGCCAAACATGGGAACTACCAACCACCCGATAACATACATACCCAACCAGAATGCTGCAATAAAAATAAATATATCACTTATCTTTTTCATATTCTTCTCCTTTCTATATGCATTAATAAATCGTTTTTGCTTTTATATTTAATTCTATCCAAAGGTACACTTGAATCCCATTCATGTCAATAAATTTCAGGATATTTATTTTCAATTTTATTATCATTAATATTATAATATTTCCTATTTT